GGCGATTGGAAAGATCCTAATTGTCCTAAAGCACAAAAGAAAAGAGATGGTGTATTGCGTTGGATGGACGCTTACATGGACTATGGCATGGTACTTGATATTCCAGCCTGGGTAGCACGTTCAGAAGCAGGTGCTAAAGCAACAGGCATAAGCACATATGCCGAAGCAGTTAAAGCGACACGCATTAACAACGACTACTGGATGAAACATAGAACAGGTGCTTGTAAGTTCCTTAATGTTTTACAAGGTGAAAATCACGCAGACGCAGATGACTGGTATGAGCAAATGAAAGACTATTGTGATCCAGTTAAGTATCCTGACAATCATTTTAATGGTTGGTCGATGGGTGGACAGAACATGTGCGATGTGCATTTGGTTCTTAAACGCATAGTTACATTACACTTTGATAACCTACTACAAAAAGGTGTACACGATATAATGCACTTCTTAGGTACATCTAAACTAGAATGGGCTACACTTTTAACTGACATACAAAGAGCTGTAAGAAAGAATTATAATGAAAACTTTACTGCCACATTTGACTGTGCTAGTCCTTTCCTTGCAACCGCGAATGGACAAATCTACATTCAGAATGAAACTGAAGACAGAAGCAAATGGACGTATCGAATGGTGCCGTCAGTTGACGATAAGAAATATGCTACAGACAACCGTGGATTTAGAGACACTGTTATATCAGATGGGATATTTAAAAACTTTGAAGACTCGCCGCTTACCGCAGAACTCAAAGTATCAGACGTTTGCACTTATGCTCCAGGAGACCTAAATAAGATAGGCAAAGAAGGAAAGACATCATGGGATTCATTTAGCTATGCTATACAAATGGGTCACAATGTATGGAGTCACATTAATGCTGTACAAGAAGCAAATAGACAATATGACAACGGTATTGTACCTAAGATGCTTGTACAAGAAACATTTGATAGAGTGTTCTTTAGAGATGTAGTTAATGAAATATTTGCTATTGACAACAAAGACGAAGCACTAGCAAAAATTGATGAGTATTCAAAGTTTTGGATGGCTATTCCAGGTACTAGAGGAGCAATTGGTAAAAAGACCATGAACGCTAGTACACACTTTAACGCATTGTTTGAAGTAGAAGAAACAGTTGTTGAAGAAGAAGAAATTTTAGATGAAACTAAATTAGAGGATCTCGAGGATGAGCAACTATGAATTGGAAGAAGATAAACTGAAAAGTCATTTAATTGAGCTAGAAAGAAAGCATAAAGAGCTTGACACTGAACTAGAAGTAAAGTATAATAATATGACAGTTACAGATGAAGTTCGTAAAATGAAAACTATGAAACTTTATTTAAAAGATGAAATACATAGAATTAATGCAAGATTAATACAGCTAGGTTTAGAATGAAACGAGATTATGAAAGTGGTACACTAGATACACCTACTATGTTTACAGGTGTAGAAGTTGAAAAAACTCCTGCATTTGGTATGCAAACACTGTTTGTAGATGGTATTCAAGACATTGAAACTATTATTGAATACTATAACAAGTTAGAATGTAAGCACATATTCTTTGGTGCAAATCATTCATATAAGCCAAGAACAGCAGACGACTTTGTAGCATGGGAAAAATACATTTTAGAATTTGTAAAAGAAGGCTATTTGTGTAGTTTAGACATTCCAAGTACTATTAACTTAGAATGGTTCTTAGATGGCGGACTAGTAGAATATGAAAACTTTATTCCGCAGATACGTGTTGTAGTACCATATATTAAACAGTGGAACTATAATACAATGGTTAAGATTGATGACAAAGACTTTAAAGCAAGTAACCCAGGTGTTTGGTGTCATAGCCTACATGACTTAATGGATCGAGAAAAGTTTACCGATTGGTCTAAATATGGTCTTGACAAAGTTATTAAATGAAAGTATACTAATAATATGGAACAACGTGAATCGTATTACAATTATATGGGACGTAGAATGAGAGAGGAAGATGCTAAGATGACTAAAGAAAACGCACTAAATAATGCACAGAGAAGTATATGGGTAACCTTTAATAAAGAAGGTGTACACATGTATCCAGGAGCAGATAGTGATCCGAAGTTGGCAACAGGTGATTGGGACGATGTGTCGTTTCTTGGTATTCCTCATCGTCATATATTCCACTTCCGGGTGCGCATTGAAGTGTTCCACAACGATAGAGACATCGAGTTTATCCAATTCAAAAGATGGCTTGAAAGACTTTATAATGGACAAGGTGCGTCCGACGGTGAAGTGCTTGTTCTAAATCATAGATCGTGCGAGATGATCGCTGACGAACTATACGAAATGATCTCTAACAAATACCCCGGCCGGTTTGTAGAGATTAGCGTTGCAGAAGACAACGAAAACGGCTGTTCAATTTACTACCCTAGATAATGACAAGAGAGAGAAACTTAAAATGTCTATTAAATTCAATCGTGAAGCGTACACTAAAGTATTCAACGACTTGGACAAACTACGCGACTACTGTCGCTTTGAAGGTAAAGTGTTCGATGAAAAAGCACTTTACAAAAAGGATCACCCTACTTGGATTGCTTATGGAAAATGGCAAAACTATATTCGTGCAAAGGCACGTAATGGTGGACGAAACTTTCAACAACGGAGAAACTAAATGACTATTTACATTGTAGACATCGAAGCAGTAGATACACGTTATACTAAGCAATGGAAAGAATATCTTCCAAAGCAACTGCAACGAGCTACAAATGAAAATGTAAAAGTCATTAGTGGCGGGGATACACCTCAGGCAACTACGCCTGGGGCCTTTCTAAACTTTGGTGGTACTAATGTTTACAAAAGTAAACAACTAGAACACATAGGCGAAATGTTTTGTAACGGTGCTGTTAAAGACGGCGACTACTTTTTATACACTGATGCTTGGAACCCTACTGTTATACAATTAAAGTATATGGCGGAGTTACTAGGTGTTGACATTGCTATTGGTGGCTTATGGCATGCTGGTTCGTATGATCCACAAGACTTTTTAGGCAGACTCATAGGCAATAAGCCTTGGGTAAGACATGCTGAGATGTCAATGTTTGAATGTTATGATGATAACTTTTTTGCAAGTGACTTTCATATTGATATGTTTACAGATGTATTTGATGAAGACTATGCAGTTGACTGGAATAGAATACATCGTGTTGGCTGGCCTATGGAGTATCTAAAGAACAGTTTAGATAGTTACAAAGGTATGGAAAAGCGAGACCTTATACTATTTCCACACAGAGTTGCTCCTGAAAAGCAAGTTGATATCTTTAGAGATCTTGCAGAACGTTTACCACAATATGAATTTGTTGTATGTCAAGAACGTGATTTAACAAAGAATGAATATCATAACTTACTAGGCGAAGCAAAGATGGTGTTTAGTGCTAACCTACAAGAAACACTAGGTATTAGTTGGTACGAAGGCGCACTAGTTGACGCTATTCCTATGGTGCCAGACAGGCTCAGCTACAGTGAAATGGCATTACCTGAATTTAAGTATGACAGTAAATGGACTGAAGACTATGACGCATACTTACACAGCAAAGATAAAGTTGTTACACAGATTGTAGAATACATGGAAAACTATGAAGATTTTCTTCCAAGTATAAACAAACAAGTTACTAAATTAAACAAAGAATTCTTTAGTGGTAGTGAACTTTATAAGGCGATTGCAAATGAATGATGACGGAACATTTACTCTTAGTTTAGATGATGATTACATTACTTCGAATAATAACATTACTATAAACACAACTTCGTGGGATGATAGTTTTACTACTAGTCCTTCATCAATTTATACTTCCAATGGTGATGTTAGTATCGAAGGTGATTTAACAGTAGGCGGTGTAGACGTTATGCAGTCTATTAAAGACATGCAACGTGTACTAGGAGTTGTAAGCAGAGATCTTGATAAAGAAGAAAAGTATGCAGGCTTAAAACGTGCCGCAGAAGCATACGAACGTGAACTAGCAAAGATTGAAACCTTTGAAACATTGAAAGATTCAGCATAATGTTTGATTTTTTAAAAAATCGTAAACGTGTAATTAAAGATAGGAATACAAGTGAACCGTATCTTGTACGTTATTACTTGTTTCTAAAGGACAGAAAGAACTTTCCTTTCAATGTCACACTACACAAAGTTTTAAAAAGTGACGAAGAAACATTACATGATCATCCTTGGAATTATGCAACACTAATTTTAAAAGGTGGCTACTATGAAAATACTCCTAAAGGACGCTTTTGGCGAGGCCCTGGTCATTTCCGATATCGTAGATCAGAAGATTTACACTATTTAGAACTTGCAAAAGATGCAGACGGTAACGAAATACCTTGCTGGAGTTTGTTCTTTATGGGCAAGAAAGCAACAGATTGGGGATTCAGAGTGAAAGGCAACTGGATAAGTCATAAAAGGTATCTTCAGGATGAGTAAGATATACTATGCTCCTATTGCACAAGCAGAGGACCGTGACTGGAGTGTAATATATCCAGAGCCACAAACCTTATGGGATCGCAAAAGTCAACTACACTTAAAAATACAAGACAAACAAAGTGATTTCTTTTATTGTCCTGCATTTAGCGACTTTGCAAAAAATACTGTAGTACTAACTAACCCTATGCGAACTAATGTGCCTATTGTGCAGAATAATAGTTTTGCAAAAGTAGAGTCTGTTATACCTGTTTATCAAACAAGAGATAGTTGTCTTAAAGATCATCAAACATTAAAATATAACTTACAGTGGATATTCTTTGCAGAAGACGACAATGTAGACTTAACACTAACATCTCCTTATATGGACAAGGCACCGCACACATTATCAGGTAGTATTGTGCCAGGAAGGTTCAACATAAGTGACTGGTTTAGACCCATTAATTTAGAATATAACTTCTATCCTGGTGCTAAAAACTTTACAGTTGAAGAAGATGAAGCACTAGCATATGTAAGTTTTAATACTAACAAGGCTATACAATTACAAAGGTTTGACCTAACTCCTGAGCTGTACGACATTGCTCTTACACTTTCATCAGGAGCATCATGGGAAAGTTGGGTGCCGTTAGCAAAAAGATATAAACGATTTAAACAAGCAAGACTTAAAGACTCTATTTTAAGAAGGATCAAAGGTACACTGTATGACAGTTAAAAATACAATTAAAGATGTTGTTGAAGAACAAGTACAAGAGATTGTAGAAGCACAAAACCTTGTTCCAAAGCAAACACCTAAGTTTGATCTTAGTTGGTATGTTAAATGGGTCAGTAGTTTTTTTGTATTGATAGCAGTTGCATGTAGAGCGGCTGGTGGAGATCTTGCTATGTATGATTTAGCCTTCAGTACTGTAGGAACAGCAGGTTGGCTATGGGTTGGATTGCTTTGGAATGACAGAGCATTAATTATGTTGAATGCCGCTTTGTTTATGATACTAGCAAGCGGACTTTTGAAAATGTTAGTTGAGTAAGAGGATATAATGATTAAGAAACACTATTACAGTTGGCAAGACGTAGAAAATGCTTGTTTAAATATTACACTACAAATGTATAAGGACAAATGGTGTCCTGATTATATTGTAGGTATTACCCGTGGTGGTAATGTGCCTGCTACTATACTAAGCAATATGTTAGGTGTACGTGGCGAAGCACTGAAAGTAAGTTTACGTGACGGTAGCGAGCAAGAAAGTAATTGTTGGATGGCAGACGATGCATTTGGTATCGTAGACGAAGAACAACGAGATTTATTTAAAAGCCGTTGGGACGTAGGTAAACGTAAGAATATTCTTATTGTAGATGATATTAATGATACTGGTGCTACATTTGACTGGATCAAGCAAGACTGGCAAGCAAGTTGTTTACCCGGCGAAGATAGTTGGAAAACAGTATGGCATAACAATGTTCGCTTTGCTACTATTACAGATAACTTATCAAGTGACTTTAACGGTCACGTAGACTATAGCGTACACGAAGTAAACAAAGCAGAAGAAGATGTTTGGTTAGTTTACCCTTGGGAGAATGTAGGTGAATATTGATACCTTAGAAAAGGCACAGGAGTCAGGACGAGCGCCTTGGACAGATGTGGAAATAAATACAAAGGAATTTGTAGTCTTCAACGACGGCTTTCCAGTAACGGAAGGACATATGTTAATAGTACCTAAAGTAAGCGATCAAGAAACAATAACTAAATGTTTTAAGTTTGCTATCTCAATGGGCAATGATAACGTAGTAAGCGATAAGACTACAATAACAGGATTTAATATAGGATTGAACATAGGAAAAAGTGCAGGTCAAACTGTTATGTACCCACATGTTCATCTAATATTTCGTCGAGATGGGGACTGTCCGGACCCAGTCGGTGGCGTCCGCAACGTAATACCGGGCAAAGGAAACTATAGGAAGGAACTATGAACTTGAAACAACAAATGATAGCGGCAGTTAAAGCTCATGCAGAAGCTGAAATCCTGTTGCATAAAACAAACATTGAAGTTTACATGGAAAAAGTTGTAGGTATTGGTGAACATTCTGATATTATCGAAACGATACAAAAAGAATTAGATGCCATGGCTACTGCTAGTGATAGACTAGACATGATAACTACACACTTTGAGTAGAAAATACTTGACAAGAACCTAAATACAATGTATAATATTAATTATATTGTGCATTGTATTACTAAATCGGCAATCCACTGCCTAAACATCGGAGAAATAAATGAGTAAAAGTAAAGAAATCCAAGCAAAGCTAGAAGAAGCTGGCGTAAGGTATTGGGCAAATGATAACATTGCTGAATACATTGAAGAAGGTGACAAACAACAACTAATTGACGAAGCAGTTCCTGCTTTTGAAGAAGTGTTGCAAAAGTTACTAATTGATACGAAAACAGATCCTAACAGTATGGATACTGCAAGACGTATGGCTAAAATGTACATCAATGAGATTATGGCAGGACGTTATGATCCAATGCCTAACCCAAGTGCTTTCCCTAACTACATTGAAGGTGGTTATGAAGGTATGCTAGTTGTACGTAGTGAACTTACAAGTTTGTGTTCACATCATCACCAAACAGTAAAAGGTGTAGCGTATATTGGTATTATTGCAGGACCTAAATTACTAGGACTAAGTAAGTATACACGTATTGCACAATGGTGTGCTACAAGAGGTACACTACAAGAAGAACTAAATGTTATGATTGCTAATGCAATACAAGAACAAACAGGTAGTGAACACGTAGGTGTATATGTACAAGCAACACATGGTTGTTGTGAAAACAGAGGTATTAGAGCCCATAGTTCATTAACTCAAACAACTGTATTGCGTGGTGCATTTAAAGATGACCCTGCAACTAAGAAAGAGTTTATTGACAACGTTAAGTTACAACAACAATTTGCGGCAGGATCATAATATGATAGAAGCTCCAGCATATCAATTAGGAATGCCTGAGTTTACTGCTGTTAAAAGAAAGCCACAAATGAAACTTAGATATTCAGAAGCATTTTATAGCGTACAAGGCGAAGGTAAATTTGTAGGAGTACCTAGTGTATTCCTGCGTACTTTCGGTTGTAACTTCCGCTGTATGAACTTTGGTTTAGATAATGAGCCAATGCGTGACGAAAAACAAAAAGCAGGCATTGTTCACAATAAAGAAGTTGCAGACTTAATTGCTAGTGATGTACACAAAACTACTGCTGAGTTTAATGACTTGCCTATCATACATACAGGGTGTGATACATATGCAAGCATTTACCCAGAGTTTAAACACTTTAATAAACAAGCATCTGTAGACGAAGTAGTTGAACACTTGCTATCGCTTACTCCAGAAGGTAAGTGGACAATGGACAATGGTCAAGATATACACTTGATTATGACAGGCGGCGAACCTTTGTTGGCGTGGCAACGATTGTACGTAGAACTATTTGAGCATCCACGTATGCAGGATTTAAAAAATGTTACATTTGAAACAAACACTACACAACATTTACACGACGATCTCTACAACTATCTCAATGATAGCGATAGACTTGAAGTCACTTGGAGTTGTTCCCCAAAACTTAGTGTCTCAGGAGAACCTTGGGAGACTGCTATTAAGCCTGATGTTGCTCGCGAGTATACTCGTGTTGACGGCAGTGAACTTTATCTTAAGTTTGTTGTGGCTACTGATAACGACTTTGACGAAGTTACAAAAGCTGTGGACGCTTATAGAAGTGCCGGGGTGGAATGTCCGGTATATCTTATGCCGTTGGGCGGACGCAGTGAAGAATATTCCCTCAACGTTAAAGACGTGGCGGAGGCGTGTATGGAAAGAGGATGGAGATTTACCCCTAGACTCCACATATCCTTATTCGGAAATGCATGGGGCACTTGATCAAGTGAAAGAAAAACAATATAAAAATGCACAACATGAACGGGCTATGAAGGCTCCTATTAGTGAAGATCGCATTAGAAAAGCAGGATGGTAAATTATGGGATGGTGGAATAAACTAGTAAAAATGCAAACCGGCTCAGATACAACTGAAGAAGTAAAAGAGCCAACATCAGAAGAAGTTAGACGTTCAGCATTAGAAAACGAAAAGGTAGTTGCTACTAAAGCAGGTAAACCTTGGGTAGCAGTATTAGATACACAAGTAAATGAAGATAACATTCGAAACGGGTTCTTTGAGCTCGATTGGAATAATGAGTTTATTGAACAATTACTTGACGCAGGTTATCAAGGTGAATCAAATGAAGAGATTGTTGATCAGTGGTTTAAAACTATTGTAACGCAAATGCTTCAAGAAGATGGTCAAGACCCAGATAGAGATATGGGCTACATTAACGTAGTACCTATCGATAAAGGTAAGAGTGAAGTATCTTAATGCTTGACAACAGCCAGATCTGGTGTTACAATAGTACTATAAATTATACAAAGGCAAAACTATGTTAGAAATTATAGGCATTACACTATTAGTTGCATTGATACAGAATGGCGACTTGTTCTCAATATGCGTATCGGGGTGTTCATAATATGGCAACTCATATATTAGTAGACACAGCAAACACGTTCTTTAGAGCTCGACACGTTGTACGTGGCGATATTGATACTAAAGTAGGTATGGCATTACACATTACACTAAGTGGTGTTAAGAAAGCATGGGCAGACTTTAATGCTGATCATGTAGTGTTCTGTTTAGAAGGACGTAGCTGGCGCAAAGACTTTTACGAACCTTACAAGCGTAACAGACAAGTTGCACGTGATAAGATGACTGTAACTGAGTCAGAAGAAGATAAAGTCTTTTGGGAGATCTTCGATGAGTTTAAGAACTTTGTTACAGAAAAGACTAACTGTACTGTTATGCGTCATCCGCAACTAGAAGCTGATGATCTTATTGCAGGTTGGGTACAAGCACATCCTAATGATACACATATTATTATTAGTACCGACGGTGACTTTGCACAACTTATTGCACCTAATGTAAAACAGTACAATGGTATACAAGACGTTACAATTACACACGAAGGTTACTTTGACAAGAAAGGTGATCGTGTTATTGACAAGAAGACTAAACTAGAAAAGCCTGCACCTGACCCTGACTTTATGTTGTTTGAAAAGTGTATGCGTGGCGACACTAGTGATAATGTGTTTAGTGCATATCCAGGTGTACGTAAGAAAGGCACTAAGAACAAAGTAGGCCTTATTGAAGCATATGCTGATAAAGACAGTAAAGGCTACAACTGGAATAACATGATGCTACAACGTTGGGTTGATCATGAAGGTGTAGAGCATCGTGTACTAGATGACTATACACGTAATGTTACACTATGTGATTTGACTGCACAACCTGCAGACATTAGAGAGATAATTAATAATACTATTGCAGAGAATGCTAAGCCTAAAGAAGTAGCACAAGTAGGCATGAGACTTATGAAGTTTTGTGCTAAGTGGGATATGCAACGTATTGCAGATCAGGCGGCAACCTTTGCAGAACCATTACAAGCGAGGTATCCACAATGATAAAAACAAAAACTATTCTTAAAGACAAATTTTGGATTCTTGAAGAAGAAGGTGTACGTGTTGGAACTTTAAGTATTAGTGAAGACAAGTATATGTTTAGTGGCCCTACAGGAACTGCTTATTTTGACAGTAAAAAGGCACTAAAGAGTACGTTCGGCGACGGTGTACTGATTAGCGAAGTACTAGAAGAGCCAGAAGAGAAGCCGGAAAAAGAAGTTTATAACTTTCCAACAAGCACACATCCTTACAATCCTATGCTAGATGTACAGCGTAAACTACCATTGTTTACTAAAAGTAATAAGAGTAAGAGCTTGTATTGTGCAGGATATTACATTATACACTTTGACAAAGGTTGGGTAAAGAGCTTTTGTCCTAAACTACTTACTGTAGAACGTTACGAATTTGAAGGACCGTTTAAAACAGATCTTGAAATGAAGTCAGCGTTGAGTAAAGCAAATGTCAAGTGAGCCGTTAAACACTTCTTCAATACAGATGTTTCTACAGCAAACTAAGTCTGCAGATTTATCAAATTCTAGAGAAGTTAAACTTCCTATAGCACAAGCCAAGAACCTTGCATACACGTTAGGTATAGTAATGGCAAGACTAGAAGGCGACTTAGAAAGATACGTTAAGGAAAATAGTGGCGGCGGAAGTGACATTGAAGTAAGGTTAGACGGCGGAACTGACTGGAAGTAAACTACATACTTAACTGTAAAAAGAGATAAATATATGCGTATATAATTTTAAGGAGTATACGCATATGAGTAGGCCTAAACCAACCGTATTGCTAGAACACATAGATAAGAAAACATATAGAGCTGAACAAGTTCTAGATGCAGATGCTATCTGGGCAGTGTTCTACAACAACAAACCTTTCAACCTAAAGAGTTTAAACTCTATCACAAACTATCCAGGACCTAAGTATAAGAAGGTATCTTTTTCTAACCCCGGACACGCTCATAACTTAGCAAAGAAGTTAAACGACATGTTTAATACAGACGAATTTGCGGTATATAAGTTATCAACAGGTGAATTAGAAACAGAGATATGAACTGGAAAGAGACTTATACCAAAATCTTCCTCAATCAACTAGGCAAAACATCAAACGATATATCAGTTAAAGAATTTATGCCCTTATGGTGGAAGAACCCTAGACAAGCAGGCGGACTATGTCTCACTGAATTAGGTTTTGATGTCTTAACCGAAATAGATCTTGCGACATACGATGTGCCGTATCCAAAAGATATGCCCCTTACAACACAAGTCATTATCTTCTTAGACAAGTTTATTGACTGTCCTTACTATCTTACCCATAATTCGATTGTAGTAACAGGCGAAAAGAAAGCAATGGAACTACATTTGTTTAGTGGAGACCTACGTAAATACGGTCTTACTAAAGCAATGAACCGACACGAAAAATAATTTAACATTTTGGCAACTTAGTGGTTGACTTTTATTCTGTAGAGTGTATACTATATGTATAGTTAGAAATTAACTTAGCACTGATGACAACACAAGAGGAATATAATATGGAAAATGTAGCACTACGCACCGTAAGCCCTAATAAGGCTAAAAAATCAATTAAACACGCTCTTAAAAAGAAGCGTCCAATCTTTCTTTGGGGACCTCCAGGTATTGGTAAATCTGAAATAGTCGAACAAGTGGCTAACAGTTTACCCAATTCACACTTGATTGACATTCGTTTGTCTTTATGGGATCCAACAGATATTAAAGGCATGCCTTATTATGCCGCTAACGATAACACAATGAAATGGGCACCGCCTGTAGAACTTCCAAGTGAAGAATTTGCGGCACAATACGACAACATTGTATTGTTCTTAGATGAAATGAACTCTGCGGCACCTGCTGTACAAGCGGCGGCTTATCAACTTATTCTTAACCGTAAGGTTGGAGCATACAAACTACCAGACAATGTACTAATTGTTGCGGCTGGTAACCGTGAAGCTGACAAAGGTGTTACATACAGAATGCCTGCTCCGTTAGCAAACCGTTTCATCCACTTAGAGTTAGAGGTTAACTTTGCAGATTGGTTTGATTGGGCTGTAGATAAAAAGATACATAACGATGTAGTAGGTTTTTTACAGTTTAGTAAGAAAGATTTATACGACTTTGATCCAAAGTCACCAAGTCGTTCATTTGCAACTCCACGTAGTTGGACATTTGTAAGTGAACTATTAGAAGACGAACTCGACGTCGAAACTACAACTGATCTTACATCAGGTACAGTCGGCGAAGGGTTAGCCATTAAGTTTATGGCACACCGTAAAGTAGCGGCATCTATGCCTAACCCAACTGACATTTTGTCAGGTAAGGTTAAAGAGTTGAAACAGACAGAAATCAGTGCAATGTATTCCCTGACTGTATCACTTTGCTACGAACTTAAAGAAGCGTCAGATGCAAATGATAAGAAGTTTGATGAAAAAGTGAATAACTTTTTACGCTTTGCAATGGACAATTTTGAAACTGAATTGGTTGTCATGGGTGTTAAAGTAGCACTCACTCAGTACGCTTTGCCCATTGATCCAGATGAAGTGGAATGCTTTGATGAATTCCACGATCGTTTTGGAAAGTATATTAAGGCCGCACAACAGTCTTAATATGGTGTGTAGAGTTTTGGACGTTCTCATTAAAAAACGTCCATTTTATATTGACTTTTAGTGTAAAGAGTGTATACTAATAAGTATAGTAACAAACAAAAGGGCATAAGAACATGAGCGTTGCAGGAACTAAACTTTGGGAACCAGACCTTAATATAACACCAGAAGCACTAGAAGAAATGCGAGTAGAAGTATATGACCGCATTATTATTGCTCGTGTAGGTTTGTTGTTGCGTCATCCATTCTTTGGCAACATGGCAACACGTTTACGCATTTTAGCCGCAGATGATTGGTTACCTACTGCCGCTGTAGACGGACGCAACCTTTATTACAACACTCAGTTCTTTAATGCAATGTCAAACAAAGAAATTGAATTTGTTATTGCACATGAAATTTTACATTGTGTTTTTGGACACATGGATCGTAGAGAAGATCGACAGCCTTTGATTTGGAATATTGCTGTTGACTATCTAGTTAATAACTTACTAGTACGTGATCGTATTGGTGAAAAGCCTAAACTAGTAGACTGCTATCAAGACTTTAAATATGAAGGTTGGAGCGGTGAGCAAGTATATGATGACATATACGAAACTGCAAAACAGAACGGAAAAGACTACTTAGAACAATTAGGTGAGTTACTAGACGAGCACCTTGAAGCAGAAGGTGGTGATCAACCGGGCGACAACGGCGAAGGTAAAGATTCAAACGGCAACGGTACATCTAAGAAAAAGCCTAAGATGACTAAAGCAGAAGCAAAACAAATTAAAGACGAAATTAAAGAAGGCATGATGCAAGCGGCACAAGCGGCAGGTGCAGGTAATACACCAGGCGAAGTGCAACGTATGATTAAAGAACTTACAGAGCCTAAAATGAACTGGCGTGAAATTATTTCACAGCAGATTCAATCTACTGTAAAAAATGACTTTACATTTATGAAACCTTCACGTAAAGGCTGGCATACTAGTGCAGTACTTCCAGGACAAAACTTTGACGATTCAATTGAACTATGTGTTAGTATTGACATGTCAGGATCAATTGGTAATTCACAAGCAACAGACTTTTTAAGTGAAGTACAAGGCATTATGGATCAGTATGCAGATTACAAAATTACTGTATGGTGCTTTGATACAAAGGTATATAACGAACAAGAATTTACTGCTGATGGTGGAGAAGACTTACGTGACTACGAAGTTATGGGCGGTGGCGGCACTGACTTTGACGTTAACTGGCAGTACATGAAAGACAGAGATATTGTTCCTAAAAAGTTCATTATGTTTACAGATGGATATACATGGGACTCATGGGGTGATGCAGATTATTGTGATACATTATTTTTATTACATTCACATCATGATAAAAAGACCGAAGCACCGTTTGGTACAACTTTACACTACGAGGAAATGAGTGCATAAACTTAAACAACCAAACGCTTTAAACTTTTTTGGATTAAGGAGAGCGCATTGCGTATCTCCACAATTCGAATATATAACCATTCCTTACACCTACAACATCGAGGAATCGTTAAATAAATGGGTACTGAGACATTTAAAAGGTAGATACTTTTTAGGAAAATCAGTCGGAGTATCAAGTAGTAATGGTAAAACTGATAACTTTATTAAGGTAGGATTTGAAGACCCGAAAGAAGCAAGTTATTTCATGTTGGCTTGTCCACTTCTGAAATACAAATAATTAACTACGTACTAAATAAAAATATAGGAGAACGTAAAATGGCGAATGACACAAAACCAAATGAGACTGCAGAAGCACCAGCAACAACTGAAGCACCTGTGGCTCCACCAGCGGCAGAATTAACTGTCCAAGACCTAACAGCAATTAAACAAATTATTGATGTAGCAAGTTCAAGAGGCGCTTTTAAAGCAAATGAAATGGCTATTGTAGGTCAAACATATAACAAACTAGAATCTTTCTTAGGCGCCGTAAGCGAATCAAAACCGCAGGAAGAACCTAAAGGAGAATAACTATGGCACTTAAACATATAGGCCGCGTTGTAAAAAATCAAAAAAGATGTGCAGTAGCATATCGCACAATACCTGGAGACCATCAGTTTTCACTTGTAGTAATGAGTGAAAATTTAGATTCACCAGATCATGATGCTTTAATGACTTTAATTGAATCAGGTGCAGGACAAGAAGCAAATGAACTTGCTGATGCAATGCACAGAACACAATTACCAGACGGTAAGAACATGTTAGTAGGTTTCCATGCAATGGGCAAACTAACTAAAGTATTATCAGAAGATATTGAAATGACACCTGATAATAGTACAACTATTAACCTTGCAGAATTAAATAAAATTATTGCTGAACAAAAAGGTATTACAGTAGCAGACTTAGCCGGAGAAGTTAAAGGCGCTCCAAACGCAGATGCAACAGCACAAGCACCTGTTAAAGCACCCGAAGCAACAGCACCTGTTAATGATACATTAAGCGACGAAGATTTAGCCGCACAATATCGTTCACAAGCAGACTCATTATTTAAAGAAGCAAAAGTACTACGAGAACAAGCAGAGGAATTGGTGCCTACTAAGAAGAAATCCAAGTCTAGTGCAAAAGAAACCTCGTAAAAAACAACTTCCAAAAGAAGTAATAGATCATTGGCCAGAGGTATTCAAGGATGTACACATTGATGTAGTACCACTTGAATACCTTAACTCTGTCAGAGTAGAATTTACTGACGGTAAAATATGGGACATTGATATCAATACAGATAAAAAGCCTGTAAAAGATCTAGAAAAATCCTTAGACGACCTATTTGAACAGTATCAAAACGTTATAAAGAATGTTGACTTTAGACTAGATACGGACAAGGTTAAAGCAGATATTACCAAAAGAACTAGAAAATTTTTAAAGTTAAGAAGATAGTTCAGATGGATAAATACTAATAACAAATAAATATGTTATCAGGAGTTAACTAGAATGGCATTACAGATCAGACGTGGCACAGATGCTGAACGTACCGCAGGTGGCGGTGTAGTATTCGCAAATGGCGAGTTAGTATATGTAACAGATACTGACAAATTATACATAGGTGACGGAGCAACAGCAGGCGGTTTGCCTTTGGCTGGTTCAGCTATTGCAAGCATAGGTGAATACATTGTAGCTGATACAATTAATTCAACTTTAGACTTACAACAAAATTTAGACCTTAACGGCAAAGACATAATTGGTACAGGTAATATTAATATTGCTGGTACTATTAATGCTACTGGCAATGTAACCATTGGTGACGATGCTAGTACAGATACAGTAGACTTTGGTGCAAAGATAACAAGTTCATTAACTCCGAACGCAGATTCTACATACGATATCGGTGCAACGAATGCACGTTGGAACAATGGTTACTTCACTGGGTTAGCTGTCGACGGACAAATAGACGCAGTAGCAATTAACGCAGACGTTATTGCAGATAATTCCACTGTAATGGTAGACAAAAGTAGTAATACACTTACAGGTGACTTAACAGGTGATGTTACTGGCGACACAGCAGGTACACACACTGGTGCTGTTGTAGGTAATGTAACAGGTGATGTTACTGGTGACACAGCAGGTACACACACTGGTGCTGTTGTAGGTAATGTAACAGGTGATGTTACTGGCGATGTTGTAGGTAACGTAACTGGTAACGTAGTAGGTGACTTAACTGGTGATGTTACAGGTGCTATAAAAGGATCAGGTGGTAGTACAGTACTAGCATCAAATACAGGTCCAGCAGATGCAAACTTATCAGTTGATGCAGTTACAGCAACAACACTTTCAGGAACACTAACAGGCAATGTTACAGGTGACTTAACTGGTGACAGTGCAGGTACACATACTGGCGCAGTAACTGGCGATGTTACAGGTAACGTAACTGGTAACGTAACTGGTGATTTAACTGGTAATAGTGCAGGTGTACATACAGGTAACGTAACTGGTGATTTAACTGGTAACGTAACTGGTAACGTAGCAGGCGAAGTAACTGGTAACGTGTTTACTAGTTTAATTGATAGTACAGATTCAAGTGCTATTACAATTACTCCAGCAGTAGTTATGAGCAGTGACTTAACAGTTGACAATGCTATAAGCGTAGGTGGTATAACTGGTGTTGTTATTAACGATAATTTCATTGGTGCATACAGTGCTAGTAACCCTACAAAACTTGCTGTTAACACTATATGTTCAGACTCAAATGATTACACAACAGAATTAGTAATTGACAATAACGTTCTATTAAATTACGATATGACCGTTACAGGAAAATTACAAGCATTTGGTGAACGTGCAATTACTGCAATTCACAGAACAGAATTAAATGAAACAAATAGTGGTTTCTTTGTAACTGAATATTCAGGTTCAGTAACTGATGCAAATGAGCTACAAGACATTTCAAACTATACAATTAAAACTAAGATTGTAGAAGATGTTGCAGACTTTGGTACTGCTGTTAAATTTGCTAGTATGACAACTACACAACGTAATGCGCTAACAGCGGCAGCTGGTATGGTTGTGTTTAACACTACAGATACAAAATTACAAGTATACACAGGCTCAGCTTGGGAAGACTTACACTAATAATTAAATAAATTTTAGTCACAAAAAAAGGAGCATTAACGCTCCTTTTTTATTGAGTGGATTATTCTTAAAGAATTATCATACACTCAACTACTTTTTCTTCTTCAATAGTACTTGTAGTAAGTGCTATAGCAACTTTTTGTGCGCCTTCTTTAATTAGTACACCATCGTAACTTGCATAAAGTATATCACCTTTATTAACTGCTCCTAGTACACGAGTTGGAACACGACCTTTAAGTGCTATTGCTTGTCCTTCTGCATTTGCGTTCATTAAGTAAGCTGGATCAGTAGATATAATTCCTACTGGAAAATCATTTGGTCCACATGCTTTAAGTTCGCTATCTTCATCTGTGCTAACACATACTACTGTGCCTGGTGCTAATTCTTCATTTGTTGTATATTTCTCAGCCAAGTCAGCAAAGTCTGCTTCTGTTGCTGTACCTATAAATTTAAATCCTGGTTCTAAATCAATACCTGTAGATTTAACTTTACCAATTGTTGTACTATTATGCGTAAATGTTGTATCGCCGTCATTTGCTACTGTTACACTACTATTACCATTTGATATTGATGTAGTACTAACTCCGCTAATTGCATTATTAATATTAGATACTGTAGTATCAACTTCGCTTTTACTATAAACATCTAAATTAGTTCTAGCATTAGGAGCAGTTGTTGCGCCTGTACCACCATTTGCAATAGCAGTTACAACATTGTTAAAGTTAATGTTAGTAGCGTTAAGTGTTCCAACAGTTAAGTTATCAAACCAACCATCGTTTGCTGTTCCTGATTCGTTTACATGTCCTACAAGTCTAGTACTTGCTGTTATTATACTACCGTCTATAGTAGTAGCAGTAATATCATCTGAACTAATAGGTCCTACAGCAATAGCGTTAGATGCATCTCTTGCAACTAATGTATTTGAACTTTTAGCTGTACTAGCATCAAGTCCTAATTGTAGTACTGCACTTTCTGCTCCTGCACCATCTAATACATTGTTTACATAAACATTAAGATAAGGATCATTGTTGTATGTTGATATATTTTGTACATAGTTACCTGTAGTATCTGTTCCTAAAGCAACACTATTTTGCCCAGATGTTAGTGTTAAAGTAACATCTTGCGATCCATCTATTGTAACTTGTCCTGATAAATCACCGTCTACTGTTATTATTCTTGCAGTAGTCCATTTATTTGCTGTTGCGGCCGCACCGTTTAATGCGCCTATAAATTCTGTAGCATATAGTTTTCCGTTGCTGTCTCTAACTGCAACTGTATCCGGTTGTCCTGCTCCGTCTGCAACATGACCAACTCTATATTCATATGCACTTGCACCTGTAGCAACTTGTAGTGTTGCCGCTCTTGATGCTAGTCCACTAAACTGTGTTGCAGTAATATTACCTGAATTATCTCTAGCAACTAGTGTATTTGCTGTAGCAGTAGTTGCCGCACCAATAAAAGTTGCTCCGCCGTCTACTTGTACACCATCTGCTTTAGTAACTCTACCTGTAAGCGCCGCTGTAGCGTCTGTGCTGTTGTATAAGTGCGTTCCGCGGAAACTAGTACCAAAGATATCACCTACACTATCTCTTGTTACAAGAGAGTCAAATGTGTTTCCTTTAGTAGCAATTTTGTATGTTCCGTCACTTAATACAGTATTTGCTTCGTCTGCTATACCTCTAAAGTTTACAGCATGTACTTCGTTCCAACGCTTAGTTGTAGAACCAATATCCATTGTGTTATCTGCATTTGGTATTGGACCAGTTGCTGAAAGTTTTAACGGAATAACTGTTGAGCCACCTGCGTCTTTAACTTTAAATGACATATCGGCATTTGTAATAGTTGACTCAAGTATTGTTTCGCCGCCGGATATTTTAACTAGTAATTCGTCGTTTGGTCCAATTAATAAACCATCATTATCAGCAATATCAACTTGTGTAACAAACGTTGGATTTGAACGTTGTACAAACTCTGCCGCTAGTGTTCCGCCTAATTGTAATGCGTTTGAAACAGTACCGTGTAATTGATAGTTACCTGTTGTAACTCCGTTAGTTGAATTTTCTGTATTAAGTAGTGTAATACCTTTTTTGATTCTATCAAATCCGCTAATTGGATTTGAATCATCTAATGTAAATTCGTCATTACTTACTGTAAAGATAACAACGTCATCTACAAAACCTTTTAAAATTTTGTGCTTATACGGTGTGTCGTCTGCTTGACCTGCAAATAAGTTATCATAAACTTCATCATCGTCAATCGTTGTTTTAATAGTTTGGTTACCTTTTGGTCCAACTAATACAAAAGGATCACCTGATGCCGCACCATTATGTGCATATAGTTGACTTGTTACATCGTCCCACCATAAGTCACCTTTGTTAACATTTGCTGAAGTAATTGCTGAACCACTTGGCTTAGAACCAATGTGAACGTTTCCAAGGGGAACAAAAACGCTTTCACTATTACCATCATACACTTCTATTTTTTTAGAAGTAGTATTAAACCATAACTGTCCTGCTATTGGTCTCGGTGGTTGATTAGCACCTGCAAAGTTTTCTAGTAAGTAAACAAAATTTTCATTTTGTATTTCGCCGTAACCTGCATAGTTTTTACCTATTAGTTTTAGGTCAGTTGTGTTGTCGATTGTTCCATCTTCAACTACTGCTACACTGTTGTTACGAGTATTAAATATTGTATAAGCCATTCGTTAATATCCCCTATTACGATAATAGTATTTATCGTATTTCCCTGTTAATGTTCTTACGGAGTTTCACCGTTTGGACCCGTAGCAGAAGTTACCCATGTCTTTGTTCCGCCTACATCCTCTACTTTAAAGAATCTTTTAACTCGAGTTGTATTTGCTGTAGGTGTTGCGCCGTCATCTGCCTTTAACGTAACATCACCTGTTGTTGTTCCTGTAAATCCAATGTCTTGTATTAGTTGCTGGTTTGCTGGACCTGCCGCTGTTGGTGCAACACCATACGGTTCAATAACATTTAAGTCTGAAAAATCTACACCAATCTTTGTTGTACTAATACTTGACCCAATAGCAATGTTACTAACTGCTCCTCTTAACGAAGTAGTAATTACTCTTGCATATGTATTAATACGTTTTTCTGACGCTGGATGTAAAAAGTTTATACTGTCAATAACTTGTTCATCTAAACTTGAAAAACCTGTTTGTGGCATATCTGTAACATCTATTATTAGTGCTACAGTATCACTTTCCATTTGTGTATCTACATAGTCTTTGTTTGCAACATCAGTTGTTGCACCTGTAGCATAGTTAGTAGTAGCAACACCTGTAATTTTTACATTGTTAAACACAACTGTTCCGCCACTATTGATTTGAAGACCAGCTGTTGTATCTATAATTGGAGTACCACCGCTATCACGTATCTCCATAGAAGACTGTATACGCACTCTGTCCATTTGACCAACTTCACGCAAGCCTGACGCTACTTCAATAGCAGATCCTAATTCGTGATATGTTCCGCCAACATTTTCTTGTGCTATAACAACATTATTAATTTTGTATGCTTTGCCATCATAAAGATTTAAATGATCACTAACTTGCCAGTTGTCACCTTCAGTTCCATCATTTTGCCATTTAAGGTATTTGTCGTTTGCATTTGTATTACTTGGAGCACCTTTAATTATAACACCAGCATTATTTGCTGTTGAGTCACTACGTTGTACTACGCTAGATACTACTGCATTTGCTCCGCTTTCTTGATTTAATAAACCAACTGCTGAGCCTGTTAATGTGTCAGCGCCTGAACTAAATGTTCCGTTAGTTGGCTCTAATGTAAGTGTAAGTAAGTCTGAACTAATAGTTTTAAAAGTACCTGTTGCTAGTGTGCTTGATTGTGTAACAGTTTCACCTACTGTAAGTTGTCCTGCAATAGTAGCATCCAAAGCCGCATTAAGTGTTATTACTGTATCTGCATGTCCTAGTTCAATATTGTAGTCATCAACTGTTAAGTTTTGTGTTTCAATAGTTGTACTTGAACCTTCAATAGTTAAGTTACCTCTAATAAGTGCATCACCATTAACATCTAATGTAGCAGTTGGTAACTGACCTAAGTCCATATTAATACCAGCTCTTCTATTATTAGAAGTTAAAACAAATCCATCATATTCAGTAGATCCTAATAAGTTAATTCTAAATCTATCGTCTTTACCAGTAAGCTCAATACTTGTAAGTTCGTCTGTTGCTTGGAACTTTGCTTCACCTGATTGTCCAATAGTTAAACCGCCGGAGTTTTGAATAAAAATTGTTCCAGTTGTAATACTGTTAGCATCTGATGCTAGGAACTGTCCTGCTGTTTTTCTAATTCTTAATTGTGTGTCAGGATCAATTTGGTCTGTAATTAGTGAGTTAGATGAATCAGCAACACCATAGAATCTAAAATTATCAGCATCAATAATATTAAAGCCACGTTTGATATCTTGTGTGTAATTTAGTCTTGATTGTTCTGCAAGTGTTGGAGTATACTCATCGTTACTAATAAGAGCAACTGTAGTTTCACCAATAAACAATTTAATTAGTGTATGGTCAACTGATGATTTATCTCTAACTGTATCAACTTCAAATCCACTCTTGCCTTGAGCATCTGTATATATTGGTCCAACTAGTACAGGATCTCCTGTACCGTCAAAGAACTTCATTTGGTTAGTAGCATTGTTTATCCAAATATCACCTGCAACCATTTGTGGTTGTGTGTTACTAACTATAGGACCATTTGATTTAAAACCTGTCCCATCATATACTTTTAGTCTACCTTGTGATTTATCGTACCATAACTGTCCTGTAATAGGAGTTGCTGGTGCCGCTGTACTTGCAAAATTTTCTAGTATCTTGATAAGGTTTTCGTTGAACGCTTCACCAAACCCTACGTAGTTACGTCCTATTAATGTTATGTCCGAACTAGTAGTGTCTATTTGGCCGTCAACTAGTTCTGTTAATAGCGTTCCGTCTGTCTTGTTTAGTTTATAAGCCATCTATTATTCCCCTGCGTAAATTAAGTAGTTGAGTGTTAAGAATGGATTCATAACATCTATCGGTTGCCCTAATGTACTTTGTGTATCAATACCACCTGACCCTGCGTATAATGCGCCTGTTCCTGTACCAACTAAGTCTGTCTTTTCTATTGTACCTGATGCGCCTAAGTTAGCAACAGATGATGTATCACTAAATGCATAAAACTGTGATCCTTCGCCACCGTCTCTATCATTTATCATATCATGTTCGTGTTCTGGTAAGTTGCTAACACCTAGTGTTACTTTTTCTGTACCACTGGAAGCACCTAAAGTATCTGCCGCCGCATTGTCTGTAACATTTGCACTACCTCTACCCATGTTATCTTTACCCATTGGTAGTCTACCACGTAAGTCTGGTACTGCAAAATATGCATCTGAGTCGCCTGTTTCTGTTTCAATTTGTGATTTTGATTTGAATGACCATTGTACTATTGCATGTAAAGCAGTTTTGTCAGCAATCAAATAGTTAGTACCGTCACAAACTAACCAACCATCTGGAATAGGAATGTTTACATCATCAATAATACCTGCATAAGGAATAATTGAACCTACTGGTACAATAGCTTTAACTCCTGCTAGTATTCTATCTCTAGGCATTTTAAATACGCCCGACGGTTTGTTAACTAAAAATTCATCATTCTCTTCTGATGCAACCGGAGTAGCATTTGCACCATCGCCTATTACGCTAGGTCTGTTTGCAATAAAGTTATTACTAACTGCTGTAGTAAATGTTACACTACCTTGTTGTCCATCAAAAGAAATATTGTTTGCAACAACATCGCCTGTCATTTGGAATACTGTTGGTGATGACAATCTATCTGCTTGTCCAGCTCTGCCTGATACAGAACCTTGTACTTCACCTTTTAAACTACCTACAAATTCTGTAGCATACATACTAGCAAACACTTTGTTTGGTGTACCTATAGTTCTTAGGTTATTTTCATCTGGTAATAACGCAACATTGTAAGTATTTCTTAAATCATCAATACCTATATCAGATAAGTCTGTACTTGTAAGTGGAATACTATCTGGAGCTCTACCTACTATTAACGGACCTGCTACTTTTGCTTGTCCACCAACATTAATATTCTTAGCAATGCCCATTCCGCCAGTTGAAGTAATACTTCCTGTGCTTATTGTTGCACTTTCACTTAAACTTGTTGAACGTATTTGGTTGTCTGATTGTATAACACCGCTTACATCTAATGCAACTTCAGGTCCTGACTTGTTAATACCAACTTTTCTAGTACTATCAACTGTAAGTATTGACTCTAATGGTGCATTTGCTTGATTAGAACTTGTATTCATTCTAATTTGTAAGTTTGCTCCTGGTCCTGCATGTGAAATAATACCTGCATTACCGTCCATTTGCATTTTTACTAAACTACCTTCGCCAACACTAATACCTTCTGAGTTTTTAACGTTGATTGCAAAGTTAGTAATGTTAATAGCGTCTTTACGCATAACATTAGCCGCTGTAATTAATACATCTTGTGCTGTTGTTGCGCCTGGTACTGTTAAACCTAATGCTTTTTCTGAAATACCATTAAACTGTGGTACACCATCGCCGCCTACATTGGCTGCCGATAAGTTTACACCTGGTTTTATACCACTTTCAAAACCTACTATAGTAGCTTTTGGATTAAATGCTTCACTTGCTATAACAGCAACCGGGCTACCTTTAACTTCTATGAACACAACATCGTATTCGTTGTTGTCAATCGCTACAACTTTGTCTGGTCTAGATCCAGTTGCTAGTCCTTCTGCAAACTCTGGACCTACTAATAGCCAACCTGAACCTGCAAATAGGTATAATTGTTGGTTATCAGTGTCAACCCAAAGGTCACCAATAACTGATGTTTCTGCATCTGGAGCAATATTTGCTTTTTTAAGGCCGCCGGCCGCTACCCAAGCACTACCGTCCCATAGTTTTAACTGATCAACACCTGGACTATTGTCATACCATAGTTGACCTTCTACTGGACTACCTGGATTTGAACTATTAGCAAAGTTCTCTAGTAAGTGTAAGAAGTTTTCTGCAATACTAGAGCCATACGCTGTAGTATTACGACCTGGTAATTTAAGTGATGTCTCTTGGTTAATAGTGTTGTCTTCAACAGTAATACTGCCTTTATTAACAAAATCGGAATATTTAATTGCGTATGCCATTTATTATACCTCTGTAAAGCCAGTTAAACTCTGTACCCTTACAGTGTAGTCAATTTGAATAAGTCTATTCAACGATTTCTGTACTGGATGGAAGATAACGTGTGTTAAAAGTCTACCGTCTGTACCGCCTGCACCAGCACTTATTAGTCCTAGCTCATCGAATACATATAAGTTTTCTGTATTTGTTGTAGTATCAAATGCATCTTGTCCACTTGGTTCACCATAGTCTAGTAAACAACTAACAAGTATGTCTGTGTAGTTTGTACCACTAACGTGTCTTGTTTCTATTTTGTTTCTTACAGGATCTGTATTGTTTCCTGCTTGATCGTCTACTACTTTAGCAAACGTTTGGTTGTACAAACTTGCATTTGTACCTGTACTGTTTGGAGTTAAGTAAGTAATAATTCCTGTTGGATCAACTGCTGTACCGCCGTTACCAAATGCCATTTTGTATATAGGCCCTTGTCCTGCGTTGGCTAGTGATTCCGCTAGTGCCAAACTCATGTTCTCATAATGAATAGCATTACGCTTATCAATAAGAATCTCGCCACTCTCAGGATCACTAATTTTGATATGTCCTTGGAGTAGTACTCCGTTTAAATCTTTAAATGTATCTGTCATTTTATCTTCCTGCTAGTGTATTTATTTAGGTAAGTCAGTTGTTGCCTCGCGGATGAATTCAGCAATTGAATTATTTGCGTATCTTAACTGCTCCCCTGGTGTTTGCCACGTTTTTCCTATTTTTCTTACTATAACCACCCTAGTACCTGTTACTGGAGTGTCTACAAGTGTTACTGTTGCTGATGAATCTGTAATATTTAATGTAAACTCTGGTGCTAAAGTAATGTCGCCTTCTGGGCTATCTTTAGCAATAAGCTCTGTTGTTACAATTCCATTAGCATCAACTACCTGATTTTGGTACATACTGATTGAATTCTTACGTAGTCTGCGTCCTGCTACAAACACTTCGAACTCGTCTACCCCTTTAGTAGGGATCCAATCTAGCAATATTTGTGTACTTTCGTCATCTAGTGCTATTGAACTTACCATTTCGTCTGTATAAGGAATAGTTTCAGAATTACTTTGATCCATAATTTCTGTTCCTGCAGGGTAAGTATCAGCAGGTCCTGTTCCTAATGTACCTCTACGTAGTTGTCTTAATTCTTTTCCAACTACTTCAAAGTATTCAATTCTTTCTCCGTTAACAAATAATACACCTGGAACGTTTAGTTCTTTACTTGGCTGTGTAATACCTTCTGCATCTGTAAGTTGAATTGCTTGGTCTGATATACTCAACGGCTCTGCTAAGAAGTAAACGTTTGCTTGGTTTAGTCTCTTATAGTGCGTTCTGTTAAGCATGTCTTTAAACATTCTATATCCAAACTTTTCACTTGCTTTGTCAGCCGCAAAATGAATTACTTGTATTTTATCATTTGGTTTAACGGGTCTATCTATTTGTACGTAATTATCCATTTTAACTAACTTGTAGTCAACGTTTGGAGTTAACATTATTCCGTTTAAACTTATCCAAAGGTATGCGGTATCTACTGCTGGCGCACGTAGTTTAACTAAACCTTTTGTTAGTCTATTAAATTCATAATAGTCATCTGTACCAACTGTAAGTATACTACGTGAAACGTTAGTTTTTGTTTCCATTTGTATATCTTGTAGTTCGTGTCTATTAAATTTATATACGTCAACTTGTGTACCATCTGCAGGTATACTATCTAATACTAGTCTATCGCCTGCTTCAACAAGTGTTATACTTACAATCGATGATGCTGTTGCATTACTTGTTAAGCCTACAATCGGAATACTATTGTCAATGTCAACTGCTTGAGATAGTCCTGGAACAGTACCTACTACAACTAAGTTACCTGTACCAGTAGTAAATGATTTTACTGTTGCTGTATAAACTGTACTGTCTCCAGTTCCTATTTCTACAGTTTCGCCTGGTTCAAATGTACCTGTTACTGTTGGTAGTCCAATTAATGTATTTTTACTAAATTCGTATTCTGCTGAATCTGTAATAACAATTTCTAAGTCATCACCAGTTTCACCTACGTTATCAAACAAAGTAACTGATGAGTTATTAAAGTTCCAACGATAGTCTTTTAGTAATACTTTTTTAACACCGTTAATGTATACATCAACTGCATCTGGACTTAGGCTACTTGTCGGATACTGTGATCTATCTAATACATATTCACGTGCTGTAGTAATGTACCATTGTTGTGTATATCCTGGAAATAATATTTTATCATCAACTTTAACAATAATGTTATGACTTAGTGGGAGCCTTGAAGCAGGCTCAGGTGACAATTCAAATTGTACTGTACTACCATCTCCAATAAATCTATCAATAATTACTTCACTGTATCTTTGTATTGTTTCTTCATTAGTATCAAACAATGAGTAATAAACAAACGCATTATCGTTTGGCGGAATAACAAAGTCTAGTCCAACTAGTCCTGCTTTATCACCATAGGAACTATCTGTTTTAAATAATGATACTTGAGCATTTGCTCCGTCTACATTAATATAACTTTGTATATCGTCTGCCCATATCACACTTGTTACAAATGTTCTTGTTGTGCCGTCACCAATAAAGTGATCTGTGTCTAAAATTCTTTCTCCACTGCCTGCCATTGACAATACATTTACTTTGTCTCCTGCTACTAGTGCATCTCTTAGAGTTAATTTCTTATCTGTAAAGTTTATAGTGTACTCTGGTGTTCCAACTACTGAACTATCAGATCCTGGAACGTCTTCAGATTGTAATATTTTTCCGTTAACTTTAACAATAGCACTGAATATGTTGTGTGGTAAAACATCTAAGTCAAAGTCTACTTGTCCATCAGTTGCAGTATAGTTTCTTGTGCTAATTAAACTACCGCCGTCTGCAGATCTATCATAAACTTTTAAGTCTAGTGTATCATGTAACTGTCCTGGAACTAATTCTTCTGGACCTTTTGATGTTGTTGGTGTAACAAATCCGTCACCGTCAAGGTTAATATCACTTGCATCAAGTCCTGTTGCAGTACCATACTGTAAGTTACCACCTTCAATTAAACTATCAAAGCCAATGCCTTCTGGTAGGAAGCTACCATCGCTTGTAGACTTTCTAAATGTAATTGTTGGATTAGAAGTAGCAAAGAACTCTTCCCACTCTTCAACATTTTGTATATCAATATAGTAGTTTCCATTTTCAACTACATACTCAGTACTGTCTGAAGTAATTGATAACATAATTGCATTTGGATTACCTAATGAAAGAACTGTTGAACCGTCACCTGCAATATAAGTTTTGGTGCTACCATCATAATTAATATCATCAACTCTTGTAGCATTAACATATACATTGTAAATTGTATCTTCTTGTAAAGGTTTAGATAACTGGAATCTAAATGTAGGACCAGTTGTTACAAAACTTTCGTCATCAAAGTTTTCATCATATGAGTCCCATGACGTAGTGTACCATTCTTTACTATCCCAACCTAAGTCTTGACCAAATTCAAAACTCTTAACTTCAACGCCACCGTAGTCGACACCGTCCATTAGTTGTCCTAGGTCTTTACCTAACTGTCCTTCAGATGCATTGTAGAATAAGTTAATTCTATCTGCCGCTGTAAGCATACTAACATCTTTGTTGTATTCAACTTTAATTATTGTTCCAACTAGTTGTGCATTAGTTAATGTAATGTAACCTTGGTTACGAATATGTGTTTTGTTTGTACTAAACAATTCTTTATTATTGAAACTGTACTCACTGCTTAGTGCTTCAGTGTCGTTAAAGAATACTCTAACATTAGTTCTTGTTAAGTCCATTGGAAACTTGAGTGTTAGTGTAAGTTCAGTACCAGTACTTGTAAATACTTCTGTTTCTGGTAAGTTTAATATTTCTAAGTTTGGAGATAGTCTATCAAACTTTTGTGTAACATTTAAACTTCTTACTTTTTTATTTCCTAATACAATACTTACTTTAGGTGCTAGTCCGCCTTCGTCTTGCACACCATCGATTGTAATAGTTGGAATACTTGTAAATCCTGCACCGCTGTTAGTAACAACAATATTTTTAACACTACCACTACCTATATATGCACTAGCAGTTGCACCTGTGCCACCGCCGCCAGTAATAGTTACTTGTGGAATATTAGTAAATCCTGTGCCGCCATTTTCAATTTTAATTTCTTCAACACTGTATGTAAAATTATCAACCCAATGTTTTTGTGGATACTCATCAATATCAAAGTTTATGCCTGACAATACTCCGTCATTGATTTGAACTTGTGGACTAACTATTTCGCCACGCTCTGTATCATAGAACGGCGATAGTTCAAAGTCTGTTACAACACTTTGAGTATTATCTGTCTTATCATATGCTGATAAGTATTCTCTAACTTTTGTTCTGTAAGGTTTAACTTCTTCAATGTACTTTTCAAAACTTGGTAAGTTATCATTTTGATATGTAGTTTTTTCTTTTAGCTCGCCTACATTGTGTTTTGCTTTTATGAAACTTGTTTTAAATGCCCAGTCAACATAATTTTGTTCTGTAAACACATAACGCAGTCCTGCAAAGAACAATTGGTTATATTCATTTGCAAGTTCGTCAATAAATAAATCATCTCTAATAGTTTCTAATATTCTACGTAACTCTAATGATCCACCATCTTGTGTATAAAGTTTTGATAGGAATTCTAGTGTACCGTTTTCACGTCCAACAGTTTTGTATCCTGAACTATAGTCTGGTGTATCTACGTTTACAATTTTTTCTAGTAATATCCAGCCGCCTGTGCCGACGCTAGAGATTTTTACAATATCACCAATTTGATCATCGACAATATTCAATTCATAATAGTCATCAATTAAGTAGTCTACTGAAGTTAATTCACTGTAACCAGATGCATACCAATCTTTATAATTCCAAAATTCTGATACATCATATGACTGTTGACTATCTATTGTCCAATTTCTAGTTTGACTGTTCCAGCAATAGATTGACCACTTGCCACCTAGTGTACTATCTGACCTTACAAGGGTGCTAAGACGTCTCACAGTAAGCGTTAAGTCGTCTGTGTAGTTAGTGCCACCATTAACAATAATAACGCTTGTAATAGCGCCTATGTTGTTTAAAACAGGTGTTAGTTCTAGGTCTGAACCAGTTCCGTTAATAGTAATTTTTGGAACATTTTTGTAGCCTCTTCCTCTAGTTACTACGTTTATTTTGGTTACTGTTCCGTCTATAATAACAGGTTCTAATACTGCTTGCTCTGCTCTAACAGTACCAACAAATCTTAGTTCTTCTTCGGTATCAATAGCACTATCATACATACCTGATAGTACTGTTGGAAGAGGATCTTTATTAGATAATTTTGTAAGATCTAAACTATCAACAGCAAGCTCTTTTGAAAGAACTCTATTTACTCTTTCAATAAATTGTTTTAGTGCCTCTTTACGATTTACAAACCAACTCTGTCTTGGTCTATCTAAGTTACCGTATTTTTGTTTTACACTTAGTTCTGGATCTGGTACTGCTCTGCCATACTTGTCAGTTCCAATTAAACTATCAAACCACTTCTGCTCAATATTTGATTTAGGTTTGCTTGATTCAAATCCGTCTGTAATAATTTGATATTCTGTATGAATATTATTGTCTTGATTATCAATAGTCCAGTAACGGAAATTAATTGCAACGTCTGTATCACTAACTAAGTTATTACAGTTGTATAAAACAAATCTATCATTACCGAGTACAGTAACAAATCTTAATTTCTGTCCTGCAGGGTCTGTTATGATATTTTGTATATCATACGCTGTTAAATTTCTACCTTCTATTTGTGGTAGTATCTTAGTTGCTTTAACCCAGAAGTAATATTTTGTAGTAAACACTTGTCCAACACTATCATATATTTCTCGTGTTGCATACTTTGTATCACCGTATTTAGAAATACCACTTATACCTAATGCTGTACCTCTATTGGTTCCTGCTAAACTATCCCATGCTGACGGTAATATGTTTGACTCTACCCACTCGTAAATATCAATACTTGCACCTTCTGCAAGTTTGTTAAATGTATTTTGTGAATAAGTTATTGAACCTTGATGGTAGTCAATGTATTTTACTGTACTTAGGTCCCACCATAGTTTGCCTATATTTTTATCGTCCCAAGCAATGTATTGTTCTTTATTATTAGTAAAGCCTACATTATAATTTGCAGGATCATAATATGTTTTATATGATAATTCTTGTTCTGCTGTACCAGGTATCTTACCTAATATAGGATCAAGTATATCAAGTCTTGTTAACATAGTGTTTTGTTTAGTGTCGTAAACAAAACTGCCTCTAAACTTGTTTAGGTCTCCAGAGTCAACTGGTTCTCTATAAACTGACCAAGTACTGTCAATATCATCTTTGATGTATACTGCTACCTGTCCTTGAATATTTCCTGTAACGTCTAGCGCAGGCAATCCTACTAGTATTGTGTTATTGTTTACAATAACATTCTTACCAAAGTTCTTAACATTAAAGTTTGAATATTTTAAACGCTGTCCAAACACAAGAGTATCATTTATATTTTCATAAACATAAACATTACCACTATCGCTTACACGTTTAACAAATGTAGTAAAGCCATTATCGTAAGTTGTTTGTGCTATATTAAATCCTTTAGTTGGATCGTTAACATAGTCATTACGTGTTGTATCTCTTTGCTCATATCTATCAAACGTAGTATCAAGCAGTATGTCACTAGTTGCGCCTGTTACAATTAATTGGTTACCATCAAATCCTAAAGTTTGTCCAAAGCCTTCAACTAATTCTGCATTAGGACTGTTTAATTCTTGTTGTAAAGAATATGTTCCTGAAACATTTTTGTAAACGTATACTTTACCTTGCTGTGACTCTCTAGCGTCTGTGCCAGGAGCACTTACAACAATTAAGTTACCGTTATCTGAAACTGTTATACTATTGCCATAACTATCTGAGTCTGCAGGTGCAGTAAATTCTGTTACGTATTGGAAGTGCATATCCTTGAGTGTGTATATTACAAGTTTATTGCCACTATCATATTTTGCTACTGTTGCTAATACTCTACCATTATCACTAATATCAAATACTTCTCCGTATCCACTAGTTGATAAGTTTATAATACTACTGTCATCGCCTGGAATAACAAGTCCTGATGTATTTGGTAAGTAACCAACAAAGTCTATATCGCTACCTATTACTTGCCATTTGATTGGAGTAAACGTTTCGTTACTTAAATTAGTAAGTGCCTTGTAGAATACATCATTATAAATTACAATTTGATCTTGATAGTAAGATGAAATACTATTGTATTCACCTTTGAAATTTGGATCTCTACCTAGTGACCAGTTGTATGTGCCAAACTCACTTGTACCATTTAGTACAAAGTAAAGTCTACCATTACCATCAGTTCCGTCATTAGTGTGCGGCTCTTTACTGTTGATAACAAGTTTATAGAAGTTGTTATCTCTAATAAGTTTTACACGCTGTCCTAGTTCGCGGTTGTTTGAACGATTAGGAAGAATGTATCCACTAACTAAATCATATAGTCCAGTTGTACTGTCTTTTTGGTATACAAAGTATGCACCTTCTTTAGTATAAGAACTTGCATCTCTACCTACGTTAATAGGAATGTTATCTACTTGTGCCCAGTCATTGTTTTCTGTACTAGGTTCTAATGTTACACGAGGTAAACCTGGTTTGTATTCTTCAATCCATGTTTGATATTCAATACCTGTAATGAATTTTGTTTCATAGTCAGCAACTTCATCTGTAATACTGTTTAATGCAAATGTTAACTTTGGAGGTATACTTAAATTTGTAGTATGGGTAAACACTGCAAGGTAGCCGATATCTTCGTCTGCTAGTTGTCTTGATTCAGTAGTACCAATTCTTGTTAAGTTTGCACCTATTTGTTTGTATAACCACATTGATTGCGGTGCTAGTCCGTCAATGTAACGTGAACCAAAACTAAATTCGCCTGCAACATTTTTAACATACAGTCTTGACTTATCTAAATCTCTTTGTATAAAAGCAATTTCTGCTGATGCACCTGACTGACCTTCTCTAATAATATCGCCTGGGGCTAAGTCTACTTCAGCAAATACATCATAGTCAATATAACCATTCCATAAGTCTGTTGGACGTCTTCTGTCTACATTGATAACAGCATACGGGTCTGCACCAAATCCTGTATCAGATATATCTGGTAATACGCCATTTGCTGGAATATCATTTAAGTAAACACCAACATACGGATTAGGCGTTGTGCTATCAGCTGTTGCTGATACTGCCTTGTCAGATACGTTTTTAGGTAAGCGTACAACAAATCTTGCATCTAATACATCAACTTCAGTAACGTTGCCTGCAACACCTTGACTCTTATGACTAAGCACTCTAATAAGATCAGTTTCTTTCTTAAATGCTTTTGATGTTGATGCAAGAACTTCAACTGGATGTTCTAAAGTATTTTGTACACTACTCTTATACGGTAGTCTTGCTGTACTTTCTGTCCAATCTGGTCCTGGTAACGTTGCTGGATTGTAATTGTTTTTAACATCAACAATAACTAGTCCTTCTCCAGAATCTGTTGTTGGAGTATTTGTTAACTGTTCATCTTTAGGTGTAAAGCCTGTTGTTAGTGGTATTTCCCAATAGCCACCTAGTACAGTACTTCTATCTACACTATCAGCTAATGGTCTTGTATAACTACCTACTAAGAATTGATCATTAATAAACAGCGTACCTGACTCATCAAATACACCATTCTTTCTATCTGCATAAATTACTAGACGTCCTAATTCGTTTCTAACACGAACAACGTCAGCATTACCTGTTGCAGTAGTTACTCTGTCGCCTGCTGAAACGCTAGGAACGTTAACAGGGTCAAGTATATAAAATACTTCTTGTACTTTACGTCTTATAACATGTGGATTCAAACTAAGGAAGTCTTTGTTAATTCCACTAAACGTATTATCAAAAGGTTTGTTTACTTTATTTAGGTAACCGTTAAAGCCGCCAATATTTGCTGTACCTACAAATCCTACAGTACCGTTAACTTTAGTTGTTAATGCTTCGTTGCTGTATAATTCAATTTGTTGATTTGTTAATACTTTAGCATAATATTTTGTGCCTTCAATTCCTTTAACACTACTTTGTTGTACTGTATCAAATGGTGTATTAATATCGCTGTTGTCGTACAAGTATGGGAACGCAATAGGTCTAAATGATAAATTATCATTTGGTACATCAGTTAGTATAACTTGATCACCGTCTGCTAAACTATGGTTACTATTAGTTGTTAGTCTAACTGGATTAGTTAATTCAATATTAACAATCTCTGGCTTAACGTCTGGAGTATAATTTAGACTTAATTCATTCCAATCAAGATATAATGTATCTCCAATGTTACTTCCTTCATATGCATCTAACGGAGCTCTAACTAATATGTGATCAATTTCAACATCTACTAGTGGTAAATCACCTAATGCTATTAATTGCACATCATCGTATGTGCCATGTATCTTATAAAGATCTGATCTCCAACGACTAGCACTATCAAATGTACCAAACTCTATGTTATCAGTTCTTCCTTTGACAGTTCTTCTTGACTTATATAAGTTACCATTGTATTGTACAATAGAACCTAACTTATAGTCAGTAGCAAAATTAAATTCATCTTTATATGCAGTCTTAACATTACTTGAATTAGGAGCAGTAACAACTAAGTACTCACCATCTGGACTCATAGACATTGCTTGTCCAAACTTACCTGGAGTAGTTGAATAATTAGCAATTGGTTCTAAAGTTTGCTTAGGTTGTAATGTTCCAAATGTTGTACTACCGTCTTGTTGTCTTTCATAAATGTAAACTTTTCCGTCACCGTCTAATGGTGAACCTACAGCAACTACAGTATTTGCACTATCATTTGCAATACTTTCGCCAAAGGATATATTACTCTCTGCAGGATTAATTAAATTTTCATCTAAGTCAAAACTATTACCTGCTTTAATAACATTCCATTTACCTTTGCCATCAGCAGTAATACTATCTACCCAAAGTGTTTCTCCAAATTCAATATCTGATTCAGCAAATTTATTTGCATCTGCAAGTGTTGTAACACGATTTGAAATAAACGTTGTAAGTATACCTGTTAAGCCTGTAGCTTCTGTTGTTAGTGCTACATCTTCTGGTAATGCTATAGTAATTCTATTCAGCTCTACACTTTTAACTTTGAAAAAGCCCTGTACTTCATCAGTAACATCATACAATCCTACAATGTCATCTACTTTTAATGTTGTTAGTCTATCTAAAACTAAAACAGCATCATTGTCTACTGGTAATGCACTTGTAATAGTACAAGGTGTATCTGTGTACTTGTATACATTCCAATCATTTTTATCAAATGTTACCCAAACATACTGTCCTTGTTGTATAGCATTATGATCAATATTTAATATATCATCAAATGATTTTACAATATAGTTTACGTCTTCTTCTCTTACATAACCAGCAGTCTTTAATGCTGGATCATTTACATATTTTACTGGGAACGGTTTATGTGCATAATTATTAGGTGCTACAAATACGCTTCCTGGTAGTTGACGATAAATTAAATCTGATACGTCATCTGGTATTGTTTCTGTTAATAGTATTGGCTGTGGGCTTAGTTGAAACTGTTCTTCGTCTAGTAAAAATTCTAATTCTTCAAAGCCGTCACTGGCACCATATTGTCCTGACCTAACAGCCCATTCTTCATAAAACTCTAAACTTTCTTTATCTGCACTACTTAATGCATCAAACAATTTTGTAAGAACATTTTTAGTTCCTTTGTCTGCAATCATTCCTTGATAGAATTTATATTGACTTACATCATCATTAATAATGTTTGCCAAGTATTCACGCTTTTGATAACCAATTAAATGCTGTGCAATTTCTTGTTGGTTAACATCAAAGTTGTCTGTATCAAGATCATAAAAGTCACCAAACTGATTTGTTTTATATTCAAGGTTAGTAAGTAATTTACTCTGAGGTTTTTCTTCTAGTCTGTACCATTGGTTATCAACAAATAATTCTGATCCTGAAACTTTTGTAATAGCCGCATAATAAAATTCTTTATACTTAACAGCATCGCCGATTGCATAGTCTTTCCATTGTTGCCAAGTTGTAACAATAGCATCATCATATATAAAGCCTGGAATGTTTAAGCCACCTGCCCAATCAGCAGTTCTATAACCTAGTACACGAATACGTTCTTGTCTATATCCTGCTTCTTGATCGTAAATAATATCTTTAAACACAGTTTCGTTATCAAGTACAATAACATGTTCTTTTTGTACTAACGGAAGTTTTAAAGCATATATTCCATCTGCTGTATTTTTAACTGTAAGTGAAAAAGTATTTTCATTTGTTCTTAAAATATTTACAAATTCTTTTCTTAATTTTGTACCATTTGCAGATACTAAACCATATTCATAAAATGGATCAAATATATCATCTACTACTGCATAAGATGTTGAAAACTCAATGCGTTGTGCTGAAGGACTTACAGTAATTAAACTTCCTGAGTCCCAGTTCTGTAATGTCCAGAACATAAATTCTTTTGCACTTAGTTTCCAATTTTCAACTGCTTCTAAAGTAGGATTAAAATTATCAAATACAAATCCTGCATTTTGTAAATAGTCCCCATAACCTAACAAAAAGTCAACAACTTCTTGTGTTGTTCTTAATAATGTGCCATATGGTAATTGTTTTATAAATCTAGAATCAAATCTTGTTCTAAACTGTGCAGAACGTCCTCCTACAACTGGTAAGTCTGGAAGTTTAACAAATTTTGATTGATCAAAAATTGCAGTACTAGTGTGTCCTACAGTAACTCTATAAAATGTTTCTTGATACTTTACAACTCCGTCTGCAACATAACGCTGATCCGAATCCCATTCAATAAACGAATCACTTACACCGCCAACATTTACTAACGGATCATTTTGATTAGGCACATAGTTGTAATATTTAAAACTTGGGTTAGAAGAATCATATCCTCTAATAATATAACCTGCTGTTGCTTTCTCAATTACAACACCACTGTAAGTAACAACATCAATTGGGCTACTTGTTTGTAGTGTAACTTGATAGTTTTCTTCTGGAACAAAAACATTGCCTTGGTTTAAAGGAGTTCTACTGTCAAGTAATAAATTAAATTTACTCTTGTCTGTAAATCCGCCTACTTTAAATGCAACTTGGTTTGTAATATTTGCAATATTATTTTGATATGTGTCGTAATTAGAAACAACATTACTTGCAAGATAGTTTGCAATAAAGTTTACAAAGCCTGAAGTAAAGACTCTTATTGAATCTGAACCTGTTGTACTATTATTTGGAAATACTAAATCTACTAAACGTAAACGCTTACTAGTTGTAGAGTATACAATTTGATTTGAGTTATCTCTTACAGTTCTTAGTCTATCAAAACCTAGTCCAATAATTTTTGTAGGTTGATTTAACATCCATGCTTTAAATAATGAGAAAGCATATTCTGAACTTCTGCGCCACGCAGTTTCTACTGGTGCTTCGTCGCCAAATACAAACGAAGCTCTTGTTAAACCATTTACATAATTTTTAGCATAGCCTGAATCTAATGGACTTAGTAGTTGACCTAAATCATTTACAGGTATATGTGTTGTAAGTCCAGGTCTTTTATATTTTTCTAGTACAACTTTATTTACGCCCGGCTTTGCAAGAATACCTTTTTCTAAATCTTCCCATAACAACAAGTTATTACTTGTATACGGAGCAGGACCATACACTGTTTCCCACCAGTCTGGCATATTTGTTAGTCCTAGCATTTCCCATGGATGAGTATGTGGACGATCAGTATCGTATGCTTGTTTGTATACTCCTCTCCAATAACCTGGTAATGCTGTATCTAATGGAGACTGCATTGAGCTATAGTTATATGAGAACGTATTACCTCTGTTATAAAAGTCAAATGCTGTATAGTCAACATCATCAATGTTTGTTAACCAAGATGCAAAATCTTTAAGCATCACATTATCAATATTTTCTTTAGTTACAGTTGTATTTCTATATGTTCCTGGAATAAAATCATGTATGTCAATAATATCTGAATTATAATTAGTTCTAATATTATTATAAATTCTTTTTTCAAATTCAAGTATTAAGTCATCTCTAAAATCGCCATATGCTTTTGTTATAGATCCATCATGTCCTTGAATTACTTCTGTTGGCTCAGTATACGAATTGTCAATAAACTTAATAGGAGCAAACTTTGGATACAAACCTAACTTAGTTGGTGTTGGCGGAACATATGATCCGTCAGTAGTTTCATATTCGTTAATTGTAATTACTTGACCAGCAGTAAGTTCTTTTGTAATTTCACAAAAGCCGTCTGTGTTAAAGGTATAGTCTTGACCAAATACTAATTGTATATCATCTAAGTATACTGTAACTGCTTTTACACTTGGTACAGATATATCATATATTTCATTTAGTGCATAATATATGTTACCCGGTATTGCATCGTAAGTAATTGTTCTTGCACCACCTGTAGGTACCATATCACTAAAGTAAAACGGTAAGTTACTTGTTTTGTTTTTATTAAGTTCTGCAAATATTAAATCAACGTGTGCTTTAGGTGTTCCGTCAAATCCTAAACCTAATGCTGTTTGAATAAACAATCTTTTAAACTTAGCATATTCACGTCTGTTAAAGTCAATTGCTTTAATGATGTTTGCACTTTTATCTGTAATATGATATAGTGCAAGGTTTGTTGGTCCACTATGTTGTACAAACTTTCTACCAAACGTAGATAAGTTTCCAATGTCTCTTAAATTTCCTGGTCCAGGATGTATACCAAAGAAGTCATTTACTTCTTGTACAATACTTGTTACGTGATCGTTAACTTCACCTAGTGTAAATGTTGTAATATCATTGTTAAGCGGGTTACGTTCTAAGTTAATTGGTAATTCATATATACCGTTTGCATTTTTAGTAGCACTTGAACGACATCTAAAAACAACTACGTCATCTTTTAAAAGTGCTGTATTGAATCTAACAATTACATTTGTATCAGTTTTATCAAATACATAGTCTATAGTTTCAAATTTTAAATTATTGTTTACTGTAACCTTAATATCTAAGTCGTCTAATGACGAACTGTTATCAAATACATCAACTACAAAACTAGTTTGATTATTATTTGCTACATACTGGCGTAAAACTCTTTGTGTGCTTTGTACGTTTGCTTTTATCCAACCGTTAACACTAGTGTAGTCTGATCTTGTTGTATACTGCTGTAACGTACAAATATCAGTTGATGTTGTTATTGTTTCAAATGTTGTATCAGTATATGTAAACTCACTATTAAGTAAATTAAAATCAAAAACTATATCACCAATGTTTTCAATACTTCTATATGTAATAGGAAATCCTAGTTGTGAATCATTATTTCCTGTAGATTCACGATAACTAAAAACTTTATTACCTGTAAACGTAGTATTAGGATATGCACTAGCATCGCCATAACTATTACCGTTTGCATCAAACAAATCAAACAATGGTGGTTGATTTACTTTAGTTTTTTCTTGTGTTAAATTCCATGTGTTGCCGTTGTAATAAAACATACGACCTTTGTATTCTAGTCCATCAAGAGCTAATACAGTTTCGTTTTCTAAAGGAGTAGTATCAGGTTCTTCAATTAAACTAATTTGTCTACGACCTTTTTGTGTAATAAATTTAACTTTAAATATTTTGCCGTTTTCACGAATATCTTCTTCAGCAGTAAATAATACACGCATACCTTCTACAAGATCAACGCCGTCTATATTATAACCTACTGCGCCTTCAACTGTTGAAAATATATCTTTTGTAAATGTATCAATAACGTTTACATTACTTTTAGTTGAAGTACCAAAGTTAAATAATTTTAAGTTTGCATTAAATTCAATAATAGGTCTTGTTGCTCTTGCATTTTGATCAATATTGATCTCTTGCCCATTTATTCTAGCAGACTCTTCAATTACATTTTTGTGGAACCATCTATTATATCTACTCCACATGTTTCTATCATTACTACTACGATTAACTATAATATAGTCTTTTGTAGCAGGATATCCATTAGCATTAGCAAATGGCAATCTATCAAATGCATTTGTATCAAACGCAACTTCTCTATTGTCTGAGTATGAACCTGGAATTGAAAGTTCGCTTTCAGGTACTAATTTAATATTATTACCTACACCTTCAACATACCAATCGCCTGTTGCATATTTTTCAGGAGTAACAAATCCTGCAAAAGATACTTTCATGCCTGTTGATAGTTGTACGCCATTTGAACTTTTATATTTCTTTTTACCTAGTATTTCTTTTTCAACATCGATGTCTGTATTCTCATCTATGTCTTTAATTTGTATTAGGCCACTATTGTTAATATCATTTTCTGCAACATAGTATAATACTTCAGGTGCATTAACATCTACTTCAAATGTTACTGTACCTTTTTCAACACCCTGAGCACTAACGCCATCGTTATAATTAAAACTAGATTCTAAAGTTCTTTTTGTTTTAAATGTAATTGGTGTACCAATTGTATCAATGTCAAATGTATATGTTTGGCCTTTGTATAAAATAAGTGTTGGATTGTTTACTAAGTCATCTGATGAAAACTTGTATGCAACGTTGTCTACATTATTAAATAATGATACTTCAACAGTACTTTCTACGCCACGTTCTTGTCCTGCAAGTCTTACAGTTTGTGGACCATATGGTAGCCAATAGTATTCACGGAAGTTACTAAACTTATCCCAGTCAATGTGTGGTTGCCATGCATAATATTCTTGTGAATTTAATACTTCTTGATTTTCTGTGTTGCCACCAAAACTTTTAATTTGATTTAGATAGTCATTATAGTCTTTATAAAATGTAACATTGTCTAGTTCATCTTTTATAAGTGTTACAGGTTCAAACTGATAATTTTCTCTTTGTGTAGATATATCGCCTACATAATTATCGTCAGCATTGTATGCTTTAGATATTTGTCTACCATAGTAACCGTTGAGTTTTTCTGCAACGCCTGGCTGTACTAATTGATCTAATGTTGCTTGTAAAAATTTACTGTTAGCATCAGTTCTAAAGTACTTAGGAAGTAAGTTTTCACTTTTACGACTTCCTTCATTACCGCCTACTGGTAATGGAAAATCTGATTGGTTATTTTCATACGCCATTAGTAACCGTATCCTCCGCTATTACTACCTGAACCACTGCTACTTGAGCCGCTACTTGAACTGCTTGAACTGCTTGAGCTACTGCTACTTGAACTGCTTGAGCTACTGCTACTTGAACTACTGCTACTGCTACTGCTACTGCTACTTGAACTAGGTGAGTAACTGCTTTGATTCGAACTTACATTGCTTGAACTACTACCTAAGTTCAAACTATCAATACTTGATGCTACTGCTTGACTAGCAGTTACGTCTTGTGTTGTGCTAACTATTGCACCTTGTGATTTTAATTTAGTTGCTGTAAGAGTTGTAACAACTTCAATGTTATCAACTGTTGCACTGCTTATAAACACTTCGTCTGCTTCTGACTTGACTTCAAACAAACTACCAAAAGTAAGTGAGTCTTGTGTAGGAACAATAACAAATGCCGCTAAGTTCGGAGCAAGTTGTGTCATTACATAAGCACTAAGCTCTGTAAAATAAAATGTATCTCCAAACTCCCAGTTTTCTATAGCAAAGAATTCATTAATTGCTGTGATAACGCCTGCTTTTAATTCATTTTCATTAACAACTTTATCTGTATTTTTTACAATTTTAAATGATGCTTTCAAGTCGTCGCTTGCTCCAATACCAAACAGCTCTTTGTACTTAACTGGATGATAAATTACTTCATCACTAATTGACTTAATTTTGTTTATTTGTTCACCAAAGTTAATAAACAATACATCACTGCTTGGCGGCAACGGTTTTGTTGCTAGTGCGCCTGCAACATATTGTCTATAAGTTGTATCATATGATCTTGTTAATACATAAGTGTCAATAATGTTAGAGCTACTTGGATCTATTCTATTGCTTTCGTCTGCTGAATGCTCATATTGGAATATGATTCCATCTCTACCTGTGTAAGCTCTAAAGTTTACTGTTAGCTCTAATTTTTCAGTTGTTGTATTATAAATTTTAAAAATATTTTTATCTATAATATAAAACACTGTACCTGTTGCGTAACTTTCAATGCCAGCATTTGTAATAACTGTTTCTGTTTCTACTGCTGTAATTTTTTCATCTGAAGCATTTACATATCTAAAATCTTCTACAGCATCAGTTGTAGTATATTGTTTTTGGTATATAAATTTACCTGTGGACGATGTTGTAATAAACTTATCAAAAATTTCTGGATCATCTACAACACCATCATCGTCGCTGTCATAAAATCCAACTTCAATCTTTTTACTATCTACATAGCCTTCTTTATCTCTATACTCATTTACAATCTCCCAATTGAAAGGAACTGTAAACGGAGTAAGTGCATATCCTGTACTAGTTGGCTGTGTGTTAATACTCATTAAACTAATTTTATCTTTTACAACTTCGTTAGTTAATGGATCATATACTTTATCTGAATTGTCGTAATAGAATCTAATTTCTTTATCGCTTTCAAACACATAACGCTGTCCACGATATGTAATTGTGTATGTTTCTCCGTCTGTTTGGAATAACAATAACCAACTACTGTCTAAGTTTTGTCCTGTTATGTCGCCTGTTTTACCTGTAGTAAATGCATTTAAGATATCAAGATCGTCTTCTACTATAACACGCCATGTTGATGTTTTAAAATCAAATCTTAAACCAAACGTTTTGTAAGTAAACACTTGATCAATAATTTGAGTTTTAATTTGATTTTCGATTGCTGTAGTAAACACAGGTTTAATTTCTTGTATAATAGGAGCAGTTGAAAGATCGCCATTAATTGGACCTGGAATAATATCGTTAAGAACAATAGCACCTAAGCCGTCATTTGTATTGTCAACACCTGGGCCGTTAACACTTATAACTTTTGTCCATTTGTAAGTTATTGCATTAGGATGATCTGCATTACCTGCCATAAGTGAATGAGAGCCATCTGACATAAAGTGATAGCCTGGTGGTGCAATAAACTTTATCATACTACCTGGTTCAAGATATTGTAACGTAGAACCTGTAAATGAACCTACTCTTAATTTTGTACTATCAATGTCTGTTAAGTAACCTGTTGTTAAATTAGTTGCTGACGAAACTTGATTCCATCTTGCACCTAATTCTTCTACAATTATTTTTGCAAACTGTGAGTAATAAAAGTTTTTAATTTTATAATTTTTAAGAATAACTTCTATTTGATTCTTAATAATACCTTCAATGTCTGTTTTTGTTGTAAAAGAAAATACTTCTTTGCTAGTTAAGTTCTGTGTATAAAGTATACCGTCTTTACCGTACAAATTAGTTTTACTATATTTGCCAGTAGCGTCAAGTAAATCATAATATCTACTAATACCACTTGCTGTTCTGTTTACACTCTTAACTTTAATAATTTCTTGACTTACACCTAATGGAGCAACGTTATAGTCTTCGCCTGTAACCATTCTATTTTGTGTATAGTATGTTGCAGGGGCATTTGCTTTAATACTTGCATTAGTTTCTGAAGTACTTGAATTTTCAATAGGGTATTTTAGTTCTAAGCCTATTGTAAGATTTTCTGATGTTCCTAATTTACTTCTGTAAGGAATAGTAATTGTAATGTTTATAAGTTCTGCTGGACTTACAACAAATGTTCTGTTATCACTTACACGGTAGTAAACTTTAAATGTACCTTTTGGTAATGCACCAAATGTACCATCTGAGAATATTAAACTAATTCTATCTTCAACTCTAGTTAATACTGAATAAATGTTTCTAATATTTTTATTTAAACTGTTGTAAACAATGTTGTTACCTTCTACAGCATCAACTTTTGACCATAACTCGTTTTCATTACCAATGTCATCTAATTTGTACAACCAAACATCTGTGTCGTTAACATCTACAGCATCGATTGCAACAACTTGGTTTGAACTTGGAGTTGCTATTGAGAAGTTACCTTGATCTAAACGTCCTTGTCTAAAGTGTGCAAAGAATCCTGTGTTGTTTGATCCAGCACCTTGGCCGTCATCTCTGTAAAGGAATGCAAAATTGTTTCCTGGTAGTGGGGATTCTTCTACAATGTTACCACTTTCAACATTAGTACTTGTAATTTCAAACTGTGTTGATTTACCATCAACGTTTTTACTAAATCCAAATACAGGAATATCTACGTTTACGCCATTAACTCTATACTGCTCAACACTAATACCATTAACAGTATCAGTTTTTACAGGACGACCAAATACACTGTTTGCAGGTAGTGCAGAATTCATTACTTTAATAAACTGCTCATACCAGTCTTGGTTTGAAACATCATTCCAAATAACTGTTTGTCCAGATAAGTTAGTACCGTTTGAATCATATAGCTCTTCTGTAGAACTAATTGTTTCAAATTTTAACAAACCATTTGCTGATTGGTTACGTTTTGGATTGTAAGAAAGTAAACGAGCTAAACGTAGTACCGACTCTCTACGTTCTGCTAATTCTAAAAAGTTTTCTCTTGCATTAAGGTCAACACGGAAAGACATATTTTGACCTAAGAAAGCAATAAGGTCAATCAATGCCAAGTATTCACTTGATTCGATGTAGTCGTTGAAATCCTCCGGATAGTTCTGACGGAGGTAATTTATCATTGTTCTGCGCAGGTTATCAAAGTCGTAACTTTGGAAATCTGCATTTCTAAAAGACTGATATACTCGCTTCCAATCTTCAGCTAGTAATAGTCTGTTTTGTCTGTCGGTTGTTGACATACTTTGCTTCCTTTATATGTTACAGTATTTATTCAGAACGGTAAAGTGCGTATTTAATTCTATGATAAAATTGAGTTATCTTCATCAAATTTCATACGCATACTTTCAGAAATATTGTAAGGCAAGTATGTAAGTGTACACTCGACCATAATACCACTTTCATAAGTGTCTACTGTAACTTGTTCGACGCTTACTCTCGGATCATAATTAATAATATCTGTTACATTACTTGCGATAGCATCTCTTAAGCCATCTGTCATTGGTTCAAAAATGACATCCCAAATAATAGTTCCAAATTCTGGATTCTCTAGTCTTTCACCTACTCTAATGTGAAAGTGGTTTATGATATCCTGTTTAATGAGTGCAATATCGTAAAGATTAAAACTGGTGTTCTCAGGATTTGTTGTAGAAATACCTCTATAGGCTCTACTTTGTACCTGCGGTTGCGGTCTTTTATTTGACTTTACTGTAACATCTTTATACAGTCTTTTCTCTTGTGTACTCATGTCTATATTTACCTACTTATTGTGGACCTGATATTGGAGTTTCTACACGTTTTCCTGCTTCAATATTAGTGCCTGCTGGCTCTGTTGTAATGCTATCTCTAGTTACAAGATCACCAGTTATCATTTTACTTGCAAAACCTTTACCTAGTCCAATACGCTTGTTAGTTTCTGCACCGCCTTGGTTTGCATAACCAACTGCTTTTCTAAATTCGTTTCCTAGTGTACCAAAATCGAAACTATCCCAACTTATTGATTTACTATTAATATATGCAGACGCTATTGCAACTGCAATTTCCGGATCATTAACTAAGTCTGGGTTTTCAACAATTTCAGGATGTCCGGCTTTTCTGCCGTATGTTTCGTAATTGCCTTTAAACGTTAACTGAATAAGTCCTCTACCACGATACTTGTAACCTTCATTTTGTGCGTTGCCGTATCTGTTACCATATAACGTATTACCTATAGCGGCAGGTCCTGCGGCCGCAAGTTCTTGTGCAAACGCATCGCTTCTAACACGACTTGGATATACTTGACGTAAACGTCTAGCACTATAATTTAAGTTTTCACTTCTAGGTTTAAAACTACACTCTGCTTGTATCTGTGCCATAGCCATACCAAGTGCTTCTGCATTGCCTGGTGTTTCACCTGGAGCAAGTTTTGAAGCGTCTGCTGTTTTAAGTGCATTAGCAGGATCTAGTCCTGCTTTCTTTATCATTACACTTAAGAAGTATTCTTGTAAATCAGTTACTGGTACAGGATTAGCAGGTTGATTTCCTATTGGTCCAACTACACCCGGAGTTACTGATTGTGGCCCGCCTTGGTTAGCCGCTGACGTATTTGTTGTATTAGTAACAGAAGCATCTGCATCTGTATTAACCAACGGAGTTGTTTCTCTAAGTGCAGGACTTGGCGAAGCACTTGCTTGTGAAAAACTAGGAACAAATGTTAATGGATCTAAATGTTCATGTGCATTCCAAGGCTCATGTACAGGAACTCTAACAGGCCAAAGTGCTGGTGCCGCAACTACTGCTGTTGCCGCTGTGCCTGCTGTGGCCGCTGATGTAGCCGCTGGGCCATTCATGTGAATCTGTGCGGCAGTTTCTGTATGATTGCCTCCACTGAGTATATCAGTATTGCCACCTGCTGTAAGATAGTTATAGCCGCCTGTATTTAGATCTAAGTTTGCTTGTGTATCTTTTCTATCACCTGTTGTATTAATATCAAGTGTTGCTTTATTACTAATAGTATGTGCGCCTGTTACTATTGTATTTCTAGTTGCACCTACATATAATTTTTGATCAGCACCTACATAGATATCATTATTTGAGCCAACGTCAATTTTATGATCAACGCCAACTTTAACATCACTGTTATTTGATACAGTAAGTTTATAGTCACGCCCGGCATTCATATTAATATCTCTTGCCGCGGCTAAATTTATATCTCTATCTGAACTTATATTCAAATCGTTTTGTGTTCTAACACTTACACTGTCCTGTGCATAGATATCAATCTTACCATTAGCAGTCATTTCAATCCAAGAACTACCTTGTGCATTAGCAATGTAAATTAAGTCTTCTGAATTATGTAATAATATTTGGTGACCTGTTCTAGTTCTTAAACGTACACATTCACCTTTAGGAACTTGTTTAAGACCAGATGTTGGATTTTCTTCTCCAATTAAATCTGTGTATTGTTGAGCATCGCTTTGAGCAAAACTATTTCTTACATAACGTTCGTCACCGTCATCAAATACTAAACTTGATCCGCCTAGTGTACTTGTAAATCTTTGTGTTCTTGTTTCTGAAGAGCCTACTGTAGCTTTAGGAGCACCGTCTCTTTTATCTCTTGGCCCTGGTGTTGATATTCCAAACACACTGCTGGGCAAATTACGCCTACTAGAACTGTTAGCAGGGCCTCTTACATCGTCATTTAGCAGACCTTGTCTACCAAGTATAGTATAGAAGTCTAAATTTGCAGGCTTCTCATATAAACTAGGATCTGTACCTTTACCTGTTTGTAAACGTTTGTTAAATTCACCTACTGGTAATTTTAAATTAGGATCATAATTGTTTGCTGTTGTGCCGCTCCAAGGATCCGGCGTCATCCAATTCATATATGTATCTTGAATACAACCAATCCAATAACCTCTTGCTAGGTTACCTTCAGCAAATACAACAAGAACTTTTGTTCCTGGTGTTGGCGGAACAAACCACATACCGTAACTTTTTTGTGTTCCTGCAAAGTCATCGTTTGCTGTGTTGCCATTAATAGGTGTTGATCCAGCAAATGGTGACATATACTTTACTTGTACAATTTGTCCACTACGTTCTGTTTGGTTACCTGATCTACTATTCTTTAATAGTTCAACTGATAGTGTTCCCATCTTTTTTGGATCTAGATGTGATACAACTATTGCTTCATAAGGACCTGGGTCCTTAACTAATTGGGGTCTACCACTACGTCCATCAATTGCCATTACTGCGGATTCCCTGTATTAGTTGGTGTAGTTGTTTCAGCTGTAACTGATTCTGGATTATTTTTAGTTTCGTTAGGTTTTTTCTCATCTGTTGTTTCAACTGCTGATGTATTGTCTGGAGTACCAGGTATTCCAATATCTGACTCTTGATTATTTCTACGTATTAATGAAAGTACTTGTATAAATTTTCCGCCTTCAAATTTATTTTCAACTGTGTTCACTTTATACAATCCACTAAATGATTTAACTGGTACAGTATCTTCTGGGAATATCATTGATCCGTCTGTTTGGTTATAGTCAATAGGTGTTCTAAAATTTACAACTACTTCTACTTCAGATCTTTGATAGTCCATTGTTCCATCAGCAGTATATGCTTTTGTTAATGGGGGAGAACTATAATTTCCTTGACCGCTGTCTGCAAGGTAATATGGATCGCCTAATACTGTTAGGTCCATGCTTACTAAGTCAGTCTCATTATTTACTATAGCTTCATTAAATGATCTAGCAATTTGGACTTCTGGAGTTTCTAAAGTATTACCTCCTCCGGTTCCTGTATTTTTACTACTAGGATCCTCTTTAAGAGATTTACTACCAGTAGAGCTATTGTTTCCTGCAGACCCTTCTTTGGCCGCTATGTGAGGATTACCTGGATTATTAGTAGAATCTTTTGTTGCATTTTTAGAATCGCCTGAACCGTTATAGTTAGAACTTAATGCAGTAAAGAATGATGTATTGAAATTAATTTCAAAATCTATAATATCATCATTCTTACCAGTGTATATGTAATTGTATTCTTTTGCCGCTTGTGATACTCTCTTTTGAATTCCAACTGATGGCTGTGTTGCATTACTAAAGATACTGCTATGTACTTTGTAAGGCACAACTGCATAAACAAATACTTTTGGATTCTCGCCTGTCTTTGATCTTACATCTTCGTCTGGTACTAAAAAAGTTTGAGTATGTACTCTAAACCAATCTACCATTCCGTCTGCGTCTGCTTTAACTTCAACTGCGGCATCTTTTGCATAGGTACTTAATATAACTACTTCTTCAATTATTTGTTCTATACTTGTTGACTGCGGAAACTGTAATGTTCTAAAACTATTAGATATTGTTACACGATCTGAATTAAAAACATCAGTGTCTGGATCATTTGAAAATGCTTCTCTACCAAACGGTACAGCACCACCCGTTGCCATTGAACGTGCTATTGTGCCTTTACCTATATCGTTTGCAACATCTTTATTATCTGCTATACGCTTTATAACTGCTGATAGGTTATTATTACCCGGCTGTAAATTAATGTATGATTCTATAGTTTCTTTAGCGGCATCTTCTTCATAGTCTAATAAAGTCTCAAAGGATCCGCCTGTTAGTTTTTTATAAAACTCTATTTCTTTCATAGCCGCTTTATTTTCGCCTGGCGTATCTGCTTTGTTTCCTAGTCCAAGACTACTTACAAGTTGTGGCGGAAACATAATAAAATATTCATCTTTATTAATTGTGTTAAGTGCTTTTGCCGCTTCGCTATTACGTCTATTAATAATACCAGTTAAACTTTCAGGACCACCTTGTAAAAGTTCTTGTACTGAATCGCCTGTTATAATTGTATCAGTTTTTGTATGCTGAGAAACCATTGTTAATGCACTTTCGTTCCAAGCATGTGATCTAATATTATATGAACTACCTGAACCATTTACATCAAAATCCATCTTAGCAATTTTAATAGGAAATACTCGTCGTGTTGTTGATCCTGTATCAAGTATATTTCCGTTGTCGTCATATCCTCTAAACTCAATTATTAATGCAAACGGTGCTTTAAGATAGTCTGCATGTCCTGCTTTGTTTGCCGCAATCATTAAAGTTTGTAGGAACAGTCCCATACTATAAGGTTCATGTACAGTAAAACTTTGTACAGTAGCATTTGAGGTACGTGTTTTACTAGTTGGCGCAATTACGCTATTCATTACTAAATTATCAATGTAATATTCTAACTGAGCATCGCTACTTTCGTATGCTGTCATTGCTTTTCCAGGAGCGCCACCACCTGATCTTAAAACTGTTACTTGCGGAGGAGATATTCTATATGTTGTATCTGGAAAATTTATTTCGTTAACTGTTAAACAAGCAAGTGTAATATTATAATTGTATGTTGCATATCTTTTTAGTTGATTTTCAGTTTTACCTAATGCTGGTAAATTCTTAAGTGACTCTTGCAAGTTTGATAACATTTCATCAAAAGTTATTTTACCTGTCGAAGCGGCACTAACACCTGCTGTTGCACCAGTAAGAGTATCTGTTACACCATTCTTAGCCGCGTCTATAACTTTTAAACTAGCATCACTTACTAACCCTTTCATCTGATCTACACCAAATGAAGCATAACTAGAGGCTGTACTTAAAAGATCTTGTCCTTTGCCTACAGACTTTTGTAGTTGTGCATCTATTACAGATTTTGTTAGTCTAGTATTTGCCATACTCTAGTAACCTAAGTACTTTTGTAATGTGTCTGCTCTTGGTAAGTAAATTTTTGCGCCTGCAACTAAATCATATACCGGATCTTTTAATACATCCATGTTTCTTTGTGCAAACACCCACCATAGTTTTGAGCTACCGTATACAGAATACGCTAATAAATCTGGTCTATGTGTAAACTGTGGTTGTATTTCATATAATACATCATCGTCTGACTGAGGTACTGGTCTAATTTCTAATACATTCAAATAGTCTTTGTTTACTATTCGTGTTTTACCCCAAGGACTCATTTCACTATAACGTGCCATTAAATAAACCCTCCACCGTTGTTACCTTGAGTTCCAAGATACTGACCTTTTACAAATTTGTCTAAATTAAACTGTGAAGTTTTTGCTCTTGAGTAAACAGGAGCAACTGTGATTGATACTTGAGATTGTGTTGGTACCCAACCTGCTTTACCTTTTGGATCTTTAGTAGTTGGACCTGTTTCTATATCACCTGTTGCTTGTGTTTTAATATAGTCAACGTCTGCTGGCAAATCAAAAGTAAAGTTTCTAACAACTACTGGAACATTTGGAAATACAAAATCTCCATACCCGTTTAAAAATATTAATGGTGGCGGAGCACCGGCATTCTTACCTTGACCGTAGTCCATTTTTGTTACACTACGTAAAAAGTGTGTCATTGCTACCCAATACTGCGCATCTTTAGCATTTTCTACAAAAAAGTCACCTGTAATTACGATATCTTCAATTTGGCTGTTCTGATACTGGGGGAACGGATAATTACTATGTGTAGGATGCATCGCGTCATAATTGGCCGTATGTTGTACTAATATTGTAGGAGTATATGGAAATACTAGTCCATTTGTCTCAACGAGAGGTTTAAACATTTCATTACCGTCAACCATACTTGGAGGAATACTTAACCGTACACGCCAGTCGTTGGTTGCGGCACCGTCTGTTGCCTGTGCGCCAGAGCCCGTTGGTGGTATTGAGCTAGGTCCTTTTAAAAGACTTTTCAAAATACCTGCGGCACCGCCGCCTAATACGTTTTCAAGTGCCGAGTTTGCAAAATTAGTTGCAGTGGACTTGACAGTATTTTCAATAGACTCTTGAAAGTTGCTAACATTGGATTGGACTATCTTTTTTAAATTCATTTCACTCTCCTACAAGTATTTAGTTGACAAAATTAAGTATGTAGTTTATAATAGAGTAATAACCTGGAGAAATATATGAGAAAAGTAAATTATCTTAATAACAAAGATATGCTAAAACAGATTCACAAGTCTAAATCACAGTTTTGTAGTTTCATGGAGCCCGAATTCAATCAATATGACATCATACTAACTGATTTAGACAAAGTAAACATCCGTACTGTTGCAGAAGCAAAAAGAAACAAGGCAAAAAGACTGCAACACTTAGATTTTGAAGCTCGTAAACTAGCTGGAGAGAAAGTTAAACTAGCACAGTGCGAAATTGACTACAGAAAGATGGAAAAAGAAGACTTAATTTTTAGAATTATGACATTTGACCATATACCTGAAGAGCCTGGACGTAAAAAGAATCCTAAAACAATAGCAGATACAAAAGTAAAACTAAATTTTCCACCTTTTCAACATTATAAGTTTAACGAAGACGGAGAACTTGTTGTAGTTGGCAAAAGTCATTGGGTTGGCGGTATGGAAAATGGTTATTTTAGTATGAAACATGCAAAGGCAACAAACGAACTTGCTCGTATGTGGATTAAATTGTGTGAACGATATGCAACTAGAGGCAATGTACGTGGATATACGTATAATGACGAAATGCGAGGACAGGCAATACTACAATTAGCACAGATTGGACTACAATTTGACGAATCAAAGTCCAACAATCCATTTGCTTATTATACAGCCGCCGTTACAAACTCATTTGTACGAGTTATTAACCTTGAAAAACGTAACCAAAACATTAGAGACGACATCTTAGAAATGAATGACATGAATCCAAGTTATACTAGACAGCACAACGCAGAATGGGAAGCTTCAATGAAGCGTGAAACAGCAAAAATCAATGCGGCTCAGACAACCAAAAAAGGTTGACCTTGAGTGCAAAAGATAGTATTATGTTTAGTACAAATATGGAGATCTCATTTTGTTTAAAAAAGCGGCAGTTTTTACCGATATACATTTCGGCTTAAAAGGCAATAGTAAAGTACACAATCTAGACTGTGAAGAGTTTGTTGATTGGTATATAGAGCAAGCAAAAGAAAACGGTTGTGAAACTGGTATCTTCTGTGGTGATTGGCATCACAATAGAAACAGTTTAAATCTTACAACTATGGATGCAACTATTCGCAGTCTAGAAAAACTAGGTGCGGCATTTGAAAAGTTTTATATGTTTGTTGGTAACCACGACTTATATTACAAAGACAAACGTGACGTAAGTTCAACTATTTTTGGTAAGCATATTCCAGGTATTACTATAGTTGACGAAATGTACACTGAAGAAGATGTTACATTAGTTCCGTGGTTAGTCGGCGAAGAATGGAAGAAGATTGAAAAGGTAAAATCCAAGTATATGTTTGGTCACTTTGAACTTCCTAGTTTTTATATGAACGCACTTGTAAAAATGCCCGACCATGGTGACTTAAAACCGCAACATTTTAAACATCAAGAATATGTGTTTAGTGGACATTTCCACAAACGTCAAGTACAGGGTAAAATACATTACATTGGTAATGCGTTTCCGCACAACTATGCAGATGCATGGGATGACGAACGTGGTATGATGATACTTGATCGTGAAAATGATTTAGAACCGCAATATATTAACTGGTGGAACTGTCCTAAATATCGCACAGTAAAACTTTCGCAACTATTAGATCCAGATAGCGATATAATAAAGCCTAAAATGTATTTGCGAGTAACACTTGACTTACCTGTAAGTTATGAAGAAGCACAGTTTATCAAAGAGAACTATATCTCAAAACACGGTTGTAGAGAAATTACATTAATACCGCAAAAGCAAGAAGAAGAAATTACAACAGATTTAGATATTACTCAATTTGAAACAGTTGACGAAATTGTATCTAAAGAAATCGCAGAAATTGACACAAACAATTTTAACAAGAAAATGCTGATGGACATTTATAACGACTTATGATACGTATTAAAGATTTAACCGTAAAGAACTTTATGAGTGTGGGCAATCAGACCCAAGCTGTAGACTTCAATAAAGCAAAACTTACACTTGTGCTAGGTGAGAACTTAGATCAAGGTGGTGACGATAGTGGTTCACGTAATGGTACTGGTAAAACAACAATTATTAATGCACTAAGTTATGCATTATATGGTACTGCACTTACAAACATTAAACGTAACAACCTTATTAATAAGACTAATAGCAAAGGTATGGTTGTTTCGCTTGACTTTGAAAAGGACAATATACAGTATAAAATAGAACGTGGCAGATCTCCGACATTTTTTAAGTTTTTTATTAATAATGAAGAACAAATAGATGACGAATCGCAAGGTGATAGTCGTAAAACACAGGAATATTTGAACGATTTACTAGGTATGAGTCACGATATGTTTAAGCATATTGTTGCATTAAACACATATTCTGAGCCGTTTTTAAGTATGCGTGTTAACGATCAACGTGCAATTATTGAACAATTACTTGGTATTACTATCCTTAGTGAAAAAGCGGACAATTTAAAAGAACAAGTTCGCAATACTAAAGATGCAATTACACAAGAAACACTAAGAATTGAAGCAACACAAACTGCTAATAGTAAAATTGAGTCAACTATTGCAAGTTTACAAAGCAATCAAAAAGCATGGCTTGCAAAACGCACTACTGATACAGTAAAACTAAAGGAAGCTATCAGCGAATTAGAACATTTAGACATTGAAGCTGAATTAGAATCACATGAAAAACTGTCTAATTGGAATGAACATAATAATGCTATTTTAGCCCTTAAAAAAGAGCTTAGTACATTAGAGCCTGCACTACAACGTTCTGATAAAAGTGTTAATAAGTTAACTAAAGATATTGCAGATTTAGAAGATGCTAAATGTTATACTTGTGGTCAAGAACTTCATGCAGATAAGAAAAAAGAAATTGAAACTAAAAAACAAAAAGAACTTGAAGATGCAACTGCATATCAAAAAGAAGTAAGTGATAAACTTTTAGAGGTTACAAAAGGCTTAAATGACATTGGTGATATCAATGGTAAGCCTAGTGTGTTTTATGATACTGCTAAAGAAGCATATGAACATAGACAAAATGTTGATAGTTTAAAACAGGCATATGAGTCGAAGAAAAATGAAGAAGATCCGTATGAAGCACAAATTAATGAACTTAGTGAAAGTGCAATACAAGAAATTGATTGGACACCTGTAAACGAACTTACAACATACAAAGAACATCAAGACTTTATGTTAAAACTATTAACAAACAAAGACAGTTTTATACGTAAAAAAATTATCGAACAAAATTTAATGTATCTAAACAACAGGCTTACATACTATCTTGATAGATTAGGATTACCGCATCAAGTTGTATTCCAAAACGACTTGGTTGTTGAAATTACACAACTAGGACAGGACTTAGACTTTGATAACTTATCAAGAGGTGAACGTAATAGACTTATATTAGGTTTGTCGTTTGCATTTAGAGATGTTTGGGAAAGTTTATATCAGAATATTAACTTATTGTTTATAGACGAGTTAATTGATAGTGGTATGGATACAGCAGGTGTAGAAAGTTCATTAAGTGTTCTTAAGAAGATGGCACGTGAACGTGAAAAGAACATTTATTTAATTAGTCACAAAGACGAACTTGTAGGTCGAGTAAACACAATACTAAAAGTTGTTAAAGAGAACGGTTTTACAAGTTATGAAAATGATGTAGAAGTAGTGGAATGATAGACGACGATACACATGACAAGTTAACTAAGGCTTACATGGAGTACTTTAAATCTAACGAGGCTTATGAGTCTCGTAAATCACACAGAACTCATGCTAGTAGCAGACGCTGGCTAAGAGAAATTAGAAGTCTTGCAAAAACAAGAATGGACGAGATACACGAAACGTATCAAACCAAGAAACAGGCAGAAAAACAAGGCAAGTAATAAGTATCACTATGAAGTGGACTTATCAAGGCAAAGAGGTAGAAAACATACCGGACGAATACGAAGGTTTTGTTTATCTTATCACAAATACCACTACAGATCAAAAATACATAGGCAAGAAACTAGCAAAGTTTAAAACTACTAAGCCACCACTAAAAGGCAAGAAAAATAAGAGACGCGGCACCAAAGAAAGCGATTGGCGAGATTACTGGGGATCCAGTGATAGACTAAATGCAGATGTTGCTGAACTAGGCGAAGACAAATTCACAAGAGAAATACTATACCTATGTAAAGGTAGGGGCGAAATGTCCTACATAGAGGCACGAGAGCAGTTTGACAGGCGAGTACTTGAAACAGATGAATACTATAATGGTATCATCAATGTTAGAGTCGGCGGATCAGACAAGCTAAAACAGGCATTGCTAGAACATCACATACAGGCAAAACATTCCAACACATAAGGTTAGCGGGCCAGATTAAAAATACCGCTGTGGAAAAAGCTCTCGTATAGAAGCACACGTACATATTGATTGACACACCAGAGTGTGGAAGCCACCAAACAAATTGGGCTCACTAGTTGATATAGATTGCATGTTGGCAGTCGAAAAACACAAACACAGTACATAAAAACTCTTTAGCAATAGGAACGAAGCGAGAGGTAGCTGGAAACAGCGATGTCGACGTAGGTTGGGAAAGGTCAGAGCCCATTGTACTTTGTGTATAAACAATTACCTACTTCCAATGTCTCGGCTGGTGC